GAGACATGTTCGGCATAAGACATTAACATCATTTGGCAATCAGGACTTAAGAGGTTTGGTCCTGATTGCTTTTTTTGTTACGAAAATTTTGGGATGTGATGCAAAGTGAAATCAAAAATTAAAAGGCTCAATCAACTCTGAATTTTTCAGCAAACAAAAAGAGCCTTAAATTTCTTCAAGACTCCTTTAGCATTATTCGATGCAGGAAGCTAAAAGCTACCAGTCCACAAGCGAGGACAGTTTCTTACGGCAGCGGTTCAAGGCATTATACGTCTTTTGATCGGAAATCCCTAAATTTCTTGCTGTTTCTTTAACTGAGATCGTATTCAGCCAATCAACCAAAACGCTACTTTCCAAAGACGTTAATTTGCCTGGGCGTTTTGGCCATTACCTGCTCAAGCGCAATTTTGGCTTCAAGTTCGCTGAAAGTATTTTCAGAGATAAATGAATCGTCATCGCCGCAGATTGAATCGAGCGGAACTGCCAGCACGTTTCCCATGCGTTTATTAGCCGTTTCTTCACGCTTCAACGTCGTCAGCCGATTATACAAGCTAGCCTTGAAATAGCAGCCGTAAGTTGCTTTCGTCGTTGTCTGATTGTAGCTGAGAGCCGTAGAGCAACAGATAATATAAGCCTCTTGAAGCAAATCGTCCCGATCCAAAGTTCTGAAATGAAACGAAGTGATCGCCCTAATAACCAACGGCTTGTATTTTGCAAACAGCTCTGCCAATGAGTCCTCGCAATGGTACTCCTTAAATCGTCGAAGCAATTCTTTCGTTGCTTCATCTTTGTTTTGAGTCATGATAATGCCCCCTTATAAATATTCCTGTCGTGACTTGAATGTCACGAATATAATATAATTCTTTTTAAGTGTTTTGTCAGCGTTTTTTCATCTTAAAATCCCATTTTTAATAATTGTGTAATATTAAAGAAATAAAGTAACAACTAAGTCTGTTTTTTTGTAAAAAATGAATTTGACAATTTTATCATGAAACGGTGGTGAATAGTCTTATCGGTTTCTGGTGTAGTAAGTTTGAAGAGACTTCTTAATCACTCAATTTTAGAGAATTGGAGCTCCAAATTGATTAAAAAGTCTATTGAGACTCATTTTGTTTCGTGAGTACAGAGATTGTGTAAGGAACTTTAAAAAGATAATACGAAATCAAAAAATTGCAATAGGGGGGCTGTATTAGGAAAGTATGATGAAACCGAAGAAAAGGAAATTTTATTTGCCAGAAAATCATTATCTAAGGTCGTAAAATACTCCTTAGAGGAACGCTCAGATAACAAATCAGTTCCGATTATAGAGGTGGTAGAAAATGAATAAAAAGCCTTACTCTGACAGAAGATGGTATGATGCTGATTTTGAAACTGTAATGAACCTTAAACCGCTTAAACATTCTGAAGAATATAAGAAAAATGCAAAGGAATTTTTCAGCGGACTGTTTGGCAGAGAATTCAAAGAAGAAGATTTACCAGTAGAATTACAAACTTCTGAGAAGGAGGATACTAACGGCTAATAACGATTACTTTTCAGCAGCTTATAAAATTTTGTCTTATCTTAAATATTGTTACGAAAACGGAGAAATTCAGATACCAATATTTTACGGAAGACGTTACCTTTCCAAGACGAGAGGTTTCAACACTGGTGGCGAAATCAGCGTTCAGCCGACGATTTCCGACAGCGATTACCACGTAAGCGGCGGAAACGCAGACTTGCAAGGATGGCTCAGAAGCTACTAAAATAATAAAAGCACGCTCATTATCGGGCATGCTTTTTTTGTCAAAAATATGATTTTGATGCATAATATATTAGCAACGAGCTTCAGGGTGACAACAGTGCTTTTTGACAGAAAGAGGTGATTGCTATGATTGCTAAAAACTTGAGAAAGGACAAGCGGTCGGTGGACAGATTAATATCCATCTTTTCAGCCGTCATATCGCTATGCGTTTTCGTGCTGTCGTTATTAACTTACATTGACGACAGAAAAAAATAGTCGCCCTAACCCTCTAAGTTCAGGGGCGACTATTTTTAAATGATAATAAAGGTCGTCACTGTGAAGTGACTTGCCCAGGTCTTGTCGAACAATCGACAAGACTTTTTTTGCGTCTTTATTGTAACATCAAACTGCTTTTGTGACCAGCAAAAATTACTGTTGGTAAATTATTTTGAAATTTTCTTTGTCTATGCTTGAGATATTGTTGCGAACAGCGCAACAATAAAAAAGTGCACTGGCTGCCACCAATGCACAAGTTTAATTTAGAGGTGATATCCTTGAGGGTGTACTCTAATGCGCTTGGCTGGTGGTGTACTGCAATACACCAGAACAAAAAGCGCTCCTGCTAGACTATCAGCCTAATTGTTGAATATAGTATATTCACTAATGCTGTATATATTATAGCACGGTTTAGCGACTTGCTCCATTTAATATAATAAAAAAACGCCCTGAAAAGGCGGCTCGTGGTTCGACGGTAGCACATACCGCTTAAACGTTAATTCGATTTCCACGAGTATACAGCGTATCTCTACCTGCAATATGTATTATAAACTATTTTCGTATTTTATCAAGGTTGTGAAACGCTTGTTTAGCAACGTTTCAGTATGTATTTTTTGTTGAACGACAATTCAAGTTTTTTAGAGATAATGGCTATAAATTCTGTAAATGGCACGCAGAGCCTAGTGCTTGTGATATTTGCAAAGAAATCGCTGAGAATGATAATGGTTATGGAGTAGGTGTTTACCGTGCAGATGAAGTTCCTGGCCTGCCAGCTCACCCTAACTGCCGGTGTGCACTGTCTGCATACTGGAAAGATAAAGAAATAATGGCTGACGAAAAATACATGAAATATCATCCGATAAAAATAGATTCTGTAAATAAAATTCCAATTAAATTTAAATCATATTCAGTTATCGCAAAATGCAAAGATGGTATTATAACACAATATAGGCTTTATGATGAAAAAGGCAATGCTAGCGTCGATTTCGGTTTAACTAATCATGGCAATTCCAAACATCATAAAATTGTTCCGCATAAACACGAATGGCATTTAATTACCGAAAAAATGGTGTAAAATACATTAGAGATAAAAATAAAGATGTTCCACTAACGGAAAGAGAATCGGAATATTTGGAAAGGTGGCGTAAGTATGACGATAGATGACTTAAAGGATTCAATGAACATGTGTATGGAAATTACATTTGTTTATAAGAAAAAGGAGTTTTTTCTTGAACCTGATGAAAATTCTGACAAGTGGTTGTTCTTTCAGCAGGGGAAGGAAGACCCTGAATATTTGAGCTACCAAGGAGTGATTAATCTAAAAATAGATGGTAAATCGCTTTCTGAAGTGCTTCCTATGTGTACTTACGTTAATTATTGATTAACAAATATATTCAAGACGGGTCGACCGTCTTTTTTTATGCCCTTTAACCACTACGGTGTTGAGTGGTGTCAGTGGACGGCAAAGCCAAATGCGTGTCCGACATGTGCAGAGTATGTCAGGCATAACGATGGTGTATATCGCGTCAAGGACGTACCGACACTGCCTACACATCCGAACTGTCGGTGTGCACTGTCTGCGTACTGGAAAGATGATAAAGATAACACTATAACAACTGACGTAAATATAATTAGAAAATGTCTAGATAAATATCATGCCGATTTTTTAAAAGCTACCGGCATTGACATTTCGAAGTCTATTGAAAATGAAACATTTTCAGATGCTTCAAATCCATATACCGATGTTAAGGCCAAATTCATTAATTATTTGTTAGAAAAAAAGGGATACAATCAGCTACCAAAACAGGTAAAAGAATACGGTGGAGCCAAAATTTATCGCGGTATTCATCAAAGTGCAGATGGGAATTTAAACGCAGACGATATAGACAAGGAATTGAAAAAAGGTAAATTATATATTTCTGTTGCAAAAAGTTCCGCTAGAGGACGAGGGGTCTATTTTTCAGAGTCAAAATTACAAGCACGAATGTATGCACGTAAAGGAGAAAATGGAAAAGTTTTTGAATACGGATTAAATTCCGACGCTAAGACTATCACTTTCGAAGAAGCCAATAAACTGTTAAGAAAAGTTGGATTGGCACAATTAAAGAAAATTGAAGAAGATAACAATGCAGATATAATTGTAATTGTTTCCGGATTTGATATAATCAGTTTTGGAGCTACCATCAACGTATTAAACAGGGGTGTGATTGAATGGAAGAAAGAAACAGAAACAAAAAATTTCGTATAGGGTCAGTCTATTACGAGTCTTCAATGTTAGAACCTAAAGATGATTATAGTCAGGAACAACATGAAGAAATTGTAGCCTTAGTCGGCAAGTGGAGCAGCTTTGATTTTGACAAAACGGATGCATACATCTATTTTGATGATTTGGAAAAAGAATTGGTTCCTTCAGTGCTTACGCCAGCGGACAGGAAAAGGTTTATCGATTATTTGAAAAAAGAAATTGAAGTAGTTAATGAATGATTGAGTTATATACTATAAGGTGAGTGGCTAATTATGAGTAATAATGACTATTTTTCAATTGCTTATAAAATTTTATCATATTTGAAATATTGTTATGAAAACGGTATTGACGTGTATGTAGATGTTCTCTCACCTGGTACACTCAATATTTCGGACAGACAATTTTACCAAACATTGTCAATGCTTTCAGATGATGGTCATATTAAAGGTGTACGGATAACATCAACGACAAGTGGCAGGATTGTAACTGGTATAAGCAAATTGGAAATTACAAGTTCCGGGCTACAATATCTTTAGGGTTACATAATCACCCAACTAATATTCCGCCAACTGGTTCGGATTTTATGGCGGCAGGATATCGAGGTTATAGATTTGGACTTATAATTTGTCACAACGGGGATCTTTATAAGTATAAAATTGAAAAACCGTTTCAAAAACATGTGTTTGACAAAAATGTTGAAGAATATATTAGCCCGCCTTATAATTTAGACGTGGAGAAGGCTTTCGATAAAGTTATAGGTGAGCTAGAAAGGTTTGGTGTGAAATGCGAAAAGCTATGATTGAAGAAATGCTTGAAAAGGCAATGTGCTATGATGGCAAAGTAATAAAAGATACACTTCACCCGATTAGTGAGTTTCTTCCGAAGGGTGAACAACCTCTTACGTCTGAAGAAAATGAATATATTGATAAAAGATTGTTTGAAGAGTCAGAAAAAATGACAGAATGGCCAGAAGTAAATGTAGGTTAAGCATTCACATAAATAACGTGGGTGCTTTTTTCTGATTTTGAAGAAGCAACGGTTACTTTAGTTACGAATTTAGATAATGCAATTGATAAACTGCTTAAGTATTCTAGCAAGCCCCCTCTTTATCGTTCCTACAGTAACGTTTTAGGCTTTGACAGCATGAAGTTTGCGATTGATGTTGGAAATAAAGAGGTTTTAAGCGATTCGGCTTTTTTCTCTACTTCAACAGATATTTATGACCCGAACGATGATCTGAGAGTTATCATCTTAAAAAGCAAATCGGGAGCAGTATTAGGAAAGTACGATGAAACCGAAGAAAAAGAAGTTACGTTTTCTAAAAATACAGTTTTTAAAGTGGTAAAATGTTACACTGAAAGACGTGAAAATGATAAACTGGTTTTGATTATCGAGGTGACTGAAGTTGAATAAAAAGCCTTACTCTGATAGGAGATGGCATGACGCCGACGTCGAACTTGTCAAGAGCTTGAAGCCTCTCAAACATTCAGAGGAATACAAGCGGATGATGAAAAAGTTTTTGAGCGAATTGTACGGTAAGGAATTGAAGGATGAAGATTTGCCGGAAGAACTGAGACCTGCAAAAGTAAATGACAAAGATAACGAAGATGACAAGTAGCAAATAATATTCAAGACGGGCCAACCGTCTTTTTTTATGCCCTTTAACCACTACGGCGTTGAGTGGTGCCAGTGGACTGCAGAGCCAAAGGCATGTCGGACGTGCGCAGAGTATGCCAGGCATAACGATGGTGTGTATATCGCGTCAAGGACGTGCCTACACTGCCTGCGCATCCGAACTGCCGGTGCGCACTGTCTGCATACTGGAAAGATGAAAAGAGTAATGCTGAAGTAGCTAGATTAAAGAGAAAGAAAAATACTGAAAAGCGAGTTACTATTAATAAAGAAAAACAACGTAAACTAACAGCTGAATTCAGAAAGAACGGTGGCAAGGTTTGGCAGGACGCTGAAGCAGAAGCTTATTTAAAAAAGAAAGGGGCAAATGCCATTGCACTAAGTGAAGATCTTATAGCATTAAAAAACAAGCCAACTATAAGTGAAGTTTTAGAAGAACTTTATCATGTTAAGCAATTTAGAGATGGCAAGATAGATTTAACAAATGTTTCTAGATATAAGGCTGAAATTGAAGCCCAAAATTATTTATTATCAGTAAAAAATTTATATAATATACCTAAAGAAGAAATTTTAGAAACTAAGGCTAATTTGCAATACTGGAAGGAGAGATTGAAAAATGAAAAAAATAGAAATTATTAATAAGTTTTCAGCTCCTAAAAGCACAGTTTTAATCACTAACGAAGAATTGCCTGAAGAAATATGGATTGGCGATAAAGCAAAAATTAATGGTGAAACATATACTATTACAGGTGTACCTATTTCAGATAGAAATACATTTGTAGTAGACAAAACTGATAAAATAAATGTAGGTCAAATTGTTAATTTTTACAAAGCTTAAGCATTCACATAAATAATGTGGGTGCTATTTTTATGCCCTTTTTCCGAGTTGCAGGGCTAAAAGAACAAGAGATTGGATAATTCAAAATATCCAAAGTGATGAGGAATTTAACGCTAAGCTTAAAGAATATTATGATAGAGCGATCTTGAACATAAATCGTACTATTGAATCTGAATTATCTAGGTTAGCTATAAAAGAGAATATAGATATTAATGAACTTAAACAGAGGGTAAAAGACTTTGACGTTCAAGAATATAGTATTGAGGCTAAACGAATTGTTGAAGAAGCTGATAAGTTAAGAAAACATGGTCGCAATGTAACTTATGAAGATTTTAGCAAAGCGGTTAACGAAAGATTACGCCTGTACAATGCGAATTAATCGGCAAGAATTATTGAAATCTTTAATAGGTTTAAATCTAATTGAACTTGGTGCAAATGTTGATGCAAGCTTGAGACGGAAACTAACTAATGATTATACGGATGAGATCACTCGACAAGCTGGTATCTTAGGCGAATTTAAACATCCGATCTGGACAAGTAAAGAAGTTGCCAAAATCGTTATGGCTCAAACGGGCAGTGCTAATTTCAGTAAGCGTATTTGGACCAATCAGGATGCACTAAAAGATCGTTTAGATGCATCGCTTAGCGTAGCACTTATTCAAGGTCAAAATCCTAGAAAAATGGCTCAACAATTACGGAATTTAGTCTCTAAAGAAGTTACTAATGCTAGATATGCAACAGAACGAATTGCTAGAACTGAAAGTGCTAGAGTTCAAACTCAAGCACGACTTAAGTCTTTTAGAGATAATGGCTATAAGTTCTGTAAATGGCACGCAGAGCCTAGTGCTTGTAATATGTGCAAAGAAATCGCTGAGAATGATAGTGGTTATGGAGTAGGTGTTTACCGTGCAGATGAAGTTCCTAGCCTACCTGCTCATCCTAACTGCAGATGTGGTTTAGGGTCTTATTGAGTGGATGAGAAAAAGCTTAGTTATACCGCTAAGTATCTAAACATAACGCCAGTCAAATATCAGCCTGACGAAAAGATTCCAGCAAAAGCTCGGCCCAATTCTGTATCGGCGAGATACGTTGAAGACAAGGTAGTACAGTACCGTTTATATAATAACGAAGGATACGTACTTGTTGATTTTAATTTAACCAATCATGGTAATCCAAAGCATCATAAAGTAGTTCCCCATAAGCATGAATGGATCATAATAAAAAGTGAAAATGGTATAAAATATAAGAGAAGTAAGGATTCAAACGTTCCGTTAACTGATGAAGAATTAGAACTTGTGAAAAGGTGGCGAGAATATGACAATTAGTGACTTAAGAGAAGCAATGAATATGGATATGGAAGTTTCATTTGACTACAAAGGAATAAACTATTTTATTGAGCCTGACGCAAAGTCGGATAAATGGATGATTTTTTGCAGTCTTAAGCCGGATGTCCCGTCATTTATGACAATGAATGAAGTCCTAGATATGAAAATAGATGATATGCCTTTAAAAGAAGTATTACCGTTAGTAACAAATGCAATGTATTAAATATAGCATTCACAGAATTATTGTGGGTGCTATTTTTATTATACGCCATTGCTTAGAATTATAGACGACTAGCAATAGCCGCCTTTTTTATAAGGAGAATTAATCGGAGTCTTATAAAATTAACTACGCTTTACGAAATAAAGAAATACTTAGTGAAGCGCAAAGAAAATTAGTTACGAATTTAGATAATGCGATTGACAAACTGCCTAAGTATTCTAGCCCCCCTCTTTATCGTTCCTACAGTAACGGTTGGGGCTTTGACAGCATGAAGTTTGCGATTGATGTTGGAAATAAAGGGGGTTTAAGCGATTCGGCTTTTGTTTCAACTTCAACAGATATTTATGACCCGAACGATGATCTGAGAGTTATCATCTTAAAAAGCAAGCCGGGAGCAGTTTTAGGAAAGTACGATGAAATCGAAGAAAAAGAAGTTCTATTTCTTAGAAATGCAGTTTTCAAAGTGGTAAAATGTTACACTGAAAAACGTGAAAGTGATAAACCGGTTCCGATTATCGAGGTGACTGAAGTTGAATAAAAAGCCTTACTCTGATAGGAGATGGTATGATGGTGATATTGAAGCCGTTAAACGATTAAAGCCCCTTAAGCACTCAGAAGAGTATAAGAAGATGGCAAAAAAGTTTTTGAGCGAGCTATACGGTAAGGAATTAAAAGATGAAGACTTGCCGGAAGAACTGAGACCTGCAAAAGCAAATGACAAAGATAACGAAGATGACAAGTAGCAAATAATATTCAAGACGGGCCAACCGTCTTTTTTATGCCCTTTAACCACTACGGCGTTGAGCGATGTCAGTGGACTGCAGAGCCAAAGGCGTGTCCGACGTGTGCAGAGTATGCCAGGCATAACGATGGTGTATATCGCGTCAAGGACGTGCCTACACTACCTGCTCATCATAACTGCAGATGTGGTTTGGGTGCTTACTGGGTGGATGAGAAAAAGCTTAGTTATACCGCTAAGTATCTAAACGTAACGCCAGTCAAATATCATCATTCAAGTCGCTAATTCTATAAATGGCGTGATAATGGCATCAAAACTAATTTGGTAGACAAAGCAGGGCACAACTGGAGCTTAGAAGGTTATACTCGTACTGTAATCCGTACTACCGTAGCTAGAACTTATAATGATCTGCGCATTCAAAGCATGAAAGATTTTGATAGCGTACTAGCGACTATGTCTAGTCATCCGGCATCAACCAGCTTGTGCCCATATTCAAGGAAAGATAGTCAATATTGTCCCAAGAGAAAGCCCCAGATACGATCCTGAATATCCCAGCATTTATGGTTATGGTAAACCAAGTGGATGCTTTGGAATAAATTGCGGACACAAATTATATCCGTATATCAAAGGGGTATCGCATAATTTCCAAAAGCAATACGATCCTAAAGAAGCGGTCGAAAAGCAAAAGATTCAGCAAAAACAACGGTACTACGAGTGCAATATCAGACGTCTAAAGTACGACTTGGATCTTGCCAGACGTCAAAATGACGTAGCAAGCGAGAGAAAGTTCAATCAAGCCATTAGAGGGTATCAAGCTAAATTGCGTGATCTAGTGAAGAATAACGACTTCTTGACACGGCAGTATGATCGTGAACAGATTGGTAATCCAAGAATTAGAAGCCACGAAGTATTGAAAAAAGAGTTAGCCAAGTTGTATAAAGAATATGGCCCACATGGTTTCCCTAAAGATGTGCAAGAGTATAAGAAACTGTTGTATGATAAAGATACAAGAGGAATTGTCAATGCCTATGTAAAGGCGCGAAGACAAGGGATGGTAGAACCTGTCGTAACTTATCAAGATTTTATCAATATTAGCCGAGAATTTGATAAAAAAATAAGCGGTTTTTATACTCAAAGTGGTTTACTGATTAAAGGACTATCTGATTATGCTATTCCACGTATATTCTGCGCAAGATTTGATCATTCGCATAGGGATCCAAATGGGAAACCACTTCGAAGGATCGGTGTAAGTGTCGATGCTATGCTAGAAGTTTTGCGAAAAGGTAATAGGACTGAAGATGGTTATGAAGTAGAAGCGTATAGCTACAATGGTTGGAAGATAGTAGTTAGCAAGATTACTAATAAGGTAATTACAGTGAAAACAGCGAAGAATAGAAAAAACAGGAAGTGATACCTATGTTAGAGGATAAAGAAATTCGGCATCTATATTTTAGTAGGAAAGATTATGAATTTATTCAAAAAAATTTTCCTGAATTATACAAATTATTTGAAAATTACGTAGATAAACGATCAGATGTGATAAGGTTAGCTGTTACTGATAAGAGTTGTGATTATTTGGATACTAAGGTTATGGTTGCTTATTCACGCACCGCAGCTCGTAAGGATAGTGGTGAGCCTAGTGAAGATGACGTTAAACTAGAAAAAATTTGGGATAAAGCTTAAGCATCGGAAAACCGATGCTTTTTTGTTACAAGATGCAAAAGGAAATAAAGCAGGCGTCAGTGTTCGAGTAATCAAATATGACGTGAGATCTAACGCCTCGACTATCAATGTTACCTTAGACGTAAAACTTTGGTGTAGACCTACTTTTGACACTATGAAGCTAGTTGAAAAACTTGGACGGAACATCAATGACATGAAACTCTAATATTTGACCTAAGCAAGTCGTAAAAAGGCTTATTTTTTATGCGATCAGATCAGCGTGGAGCGTTCAGTGGATGCTTTGAAATAAATTGCGGACACAAATTATATCCGTATATCAGGGGTATCGCATAATTTCCAAAAGCAATACGATCCTAAAGAAGCGATTGAAAAGCAAAAGATTCAGCAAAAACAACGGTACTACGAGCGCAATATCAGACGTCTAAAGTATGCCAGACGTCAAAATGACGTAGCAAGCGAGAGAAAGTTCAATCAAGCCATTAGAGGGTATCAAGCTAAATTACGTAATCTGGTGAAGAATAACGACTTTTTGACACGGCAGTACGATCGTGAACAAATAGTTAATGCGGGTAGAATTGTTAAAGGTGAACACGGAGCAATCAACGAACGAGCCAAATCATTTACTAAGTTTGTTCCAGAGCTAAAAGGTGATAAGAAAGCTAAAAAGCTCTACATTCAGTTTGCACAGCGTTCTCCAGAAAAGTGTGCTGAAAAAATAGCGAAGATAGATGGATTTACAAAAGAAGACGGATTAGAGATATATAATCATATCTTTGCTGATAAGCATCTAACTGTAGATAAATATACTGAAGAATTAATTCAAGCAAAATTTGACCCGGATTCTACTATGGCACAATCTTTCCAAAGAATATTCAATGGACAAAAGTTACTCCCAGAGGATATAATTTCATTGAAACATGAACGACATGAACGGAAGCTTATGAAAGATGATCCAACTTTGACCTATGGAGAGGCTCACAATAGAACTAATAAACTATACAATTACAAAAGGTTTATCAGAAAGGGATGATTTTTTATGATGGTCGAAATGTACTTGGTTTCCAATAATGACGATACCGTAACTTATCGCATGTATAACACTGACGCTAAAGAAAACATAGGAAATATGACCGTGAACAAAGAAAATAAGAAATACGCCCTAGATTACGCTGATGAAATGACAACGCATTTTGAAACAGCAACGTATAGATTCATTGTTGGAGCTATTGAGCGTGGCATTTACCCAGAATACGCTTATGATGGTTGGGGCTAAAAAATAACTGAAAAATAATAAGCAAGGCATTGAGAAATCGGTGCTTTTTTGTTATATGAAGCTAGTTGAAAAACTTGAATGGAACATCAACGAGCAGAAGCCTCTGTTATCGGTGATGACATAATGGTGATTTCTTCCGGAGCTGGTAGGGCGGCAATCCACGAAGAATTGATCCATATTAAACAAGTGAGATATTACGGCGCACCTTCGAGTGACAAAGATGTCTTTTTAAGAGAGATTGAAGCAGGTAAGCTTTTATTAAAAAATGCAACCAAGTGGAATTTGACACATAAAGAAATTGAAGATACCAAACTTTTGATAAAAAAATACACAAATGATCTAAATGAGTTAAAGGGTGATATTGATGAAAGTGATAGATGTTTTTTATTCGGAAAGTAAAAACATCTCATGTATCTCTGTACGTTATAGAGGTATTAAAGCGGGTCAAAAGATAACTGATGAAAACGGTAATCTATATGAAGTATATGGACTTAACACAAATGGACGTGCCTTGCTTAATGGTATCACTCAATTGCTAGTTCAAGGAAAATTCGAAGGAAATACAGTAACTTTACTTTAGCATCGAGAAATTGGTGCTTTTTTATTACAAGAAAGGATGATAAAAATGGTAACTAGATAGAAGATAGCGATAAAGCGGAAGGATATGCATACGATGGTTGGAAAGTTTTTGTTAGCAAAATTACAGGGATTGTAATTACTATTGAATCATCCAAAAGAAAGAAGATAAAAAATGAGTCAAAAGTTGGATAATATGGAAATCGGATACTTATATTTTGATGCTAAGGATTATTTATTTATTCATAAAAAGTTTCCTGAATTATATAATTTGTTTGAACAATATGTAGATAGGCGATCAAATGAAATAAGATTGGCTGTTACTGATAAAAGTTGTGATTATCTTGATAATAAAGTTTTGCTGGTCATTACAGAAAGTGCTGCTTATACACCTGATGGTAATCCAACTGATGATGCAGTTAAGTTAGAAACGATTTGGGATAAAGCTTAAACATCGGGAAACCGGTGTTTTTTTGTTACAAAAAAACTTTAATATTTGACCTAAGCAAGTCGTAAAAAGGCTTATTTTTTATGCGATCAAATCAGCGTGGAGCGTTCCACGTAAAATAAATACGTTAGGAGGCATCGCAGAATGCAACGAGAATTTTTACAGAACTTAGGACTTAGCGATGAGCAAGTTCAAGCTGTTTTGACTCAACATGGCAAGTCAACAAATGAGATCAAGGGAAAACTTGTACAAGCAGAAGAACAGGTAGCGGATTTGCAAAATCAAATCGGTGATCGTGACAAACAACTAAAGGAACTTGAGAAGACTGTTGGTGATAATCAAGAGTTAGCTCAAGAAATTGATAAGTTGCGAAAAGAAAATGAGCAAACTGCCAAAGATTATCAAAGTAAGATCACGAAGCAAGCTAAAGATTTTGCAATAACTAATGCTTTGAAAGATGCAGGGGCTAAAAATACCAAAGCGGTTCTTGCTCTGTTGGATTTAGACAAGGTATCTGTTGATGAAGATGGTCAGCTATTCGGAATTGCCGAACAGTTAGAAGAACTTCAAAAGACGGATGCCTATTTGTTTACACCAAAGCAAATAGAAATAGAGAAAAAGGGCCCTATCAACCTGTTTGCTGGTGGTAATCCTAGTTCTAACGTGGCTAAGGATCCCAAGAATATGTCATTAGACGAACAGACTGATCTATATCGAAAAGATCCTTCTCAATGGCAAAGTGGCTCAGTATCAGAAAATGCACAAAGATATTCATGGTTATACCAAGGATATGTGTGTGAAAATACCCAGGTAGGTTCTGACAGCAGCTGACCAGTTTGGCAACTGTGCCAGCACCAGAGCACCCCCGTTTTTCGGGGGGATTTTTTTGTGCAAAAAATAAAGGCTCTGCATTTTGACAGAGTCTTGTATTCATAATGTTGCATAAAAATTCTTAAGAAAAATTCATCCCCAAGGTTACGGACAACAAGACAACACTTTAAACAATCATAGATAATCATAAAAAAATAAAACACCGACTTAACGGTGTTTTAAAATCATAAATCATTATAAAATGTTATAAGAAAGCCACTTACCGGCTTGATATATGTTGATATATCAACGTTTATACGGGGAAATGTCACCAAAGTGTCACCAAGGTTCAAAATTTGATACTATTCTGCTATCCGATGGCTTGTCTCGATTCCAACATTATTAAGGATATTTTCGATGTCGTCATCCGCTTTTTGTCTCAGTTCATCGATTAAGTACGCATATCTGCGAGTAGTTGTTGTCAAATCAGAATGGCCTAGTCTCTTGCTGATGGCGTATATATCCACACCTTTGTACAAGAGCAGGGCAACGTGGCTATGTCTAAGAGCATGGAAGTGATAGCTTGGCTTATTTATGCCTAACTGCTGCAAAGACTTCCGAAGCGTTTTGTTGCACCCTGCCGATGTAGGTATAGTTCCAGAAGCATTACAGAATACCATTTCGGAGTGATTGAATTTTAGCTGAGCGATGATATCAAGCAACTTGCTGTTAACCCTGATGATTCTGGTTGATGATTCAGTCTTGGTTGGGATATACTTCTTCATCACAAAATCCCAGGCTTTATTGATGTCAATCGTCTTCCAGTTGAAATTGATATCGTCCCATGTCAGCGCTGCTATTTCCTGTAACCTCATTCCGGTCATGATAGCTGTATAAATCATATAGTAGCTGGTATATCTTGGGTCTAACTTACTTTCAAGGTATGCAGCCAACTTGTTTATTTCATCAACATTAAGATAATCGACTTTGTGTTCTCTGTCAGAATTCCATACCAGTTCAACGTTCTGTGTAAAATCCTTAGTGATCAGGTCGTCAAGAATAGCGGACTTGACACACGATCTGATGATGGAGTTGGTCTTCTTGACAGATTCAGGGGCGTGGCAAGCTCCGTACTCATTGATAAACCTCTGGTAATCTCTGCGTGTAATTTCATCAATTTTCCTAGAACCATAAAACTCGGCGAGTTTAGATTGAATTACCCTATATTTACCGGCCGTGATGTAAGATATTTTGTTTTCTTTGTATGTTCGGAACCATTCGTCAAAATACTGCGCGAACGATACAGATTTATCGGTGATTGTCGAATCGTCTTTTTTTATCTCCATGGATCTGGCCCATCGGCTAGCTTCAGCTTTCGTGGAAAATCCAGCTTTAGATTTGAATCGTCTTGTTCCAGTGGAATCATACCATGAAATTCGTACTCTCCATTTTCCATTTGATGATTTAGAAATTGCAGCCATGATAATCACTCCTCCCATTTTTAAGTTTTCTATAGCTTGCCATGGTTTTTTCTCCTTTCAAGTGCTAAAATAGAGTATACAAATAGCGCACCCTTTTGGTGTTACTTTTTTGGTAGCCGTATCCCGTCTGATTGGCGTTAGGGGGATGCGGTTTTTTTCGTATGCTTTAATTCTTTAATCCGGATTGTGTTTTGCTTGTCAAAGCGTCGTTGGTAAACTGCAGTGTAACAGTACCACCTTTTGTCCCGGTTAACCAGATGGCAGTCACAGTCTTTTCGCCACTGACCAACATTTCATCCAGGCCGTCCGGTTCGCCGAATTTTGCGACGATATCACTATAGGTGGCGCCGTCTGCAATGCCGTTGAAGCCGTCCAGATTCATCTTTGTCTTGCGTGCAAATTTAAAACCGTCAATGTCTTTTGAAACAACCTTGTCGTCGTTGAACTGAACATTGATGCTGACATTGCCCTTGGTCCAAATATAATCCTTGACCTTGACGCCCTGATCATTGGTAGTGGACGTCGTGGACGGCTTACCCAGTGACTTTTCAACGTCTGCAAGAGCGTCGCCGCCATCGCCATGGTTCATCAGGTCGCCGACCTTGATGGCATCAAACTTCTTTCTGAATTCAGCGTTCTCGGAAATCGTTTTGTCGGCATCGTTTGATTTTTTGGAAGAAGCAGCTGAAGACGAATCAGACGATTTAGAACCGTCACCGCCGCCTAAAGCACCACCAGCACAGATGACAACAATAACCACCAACAGCCAGAACCAAACCTTTTTGTAAAACGGCTTTTTTTGCACGTACACGTTGCCGTTTTCATCTTTAATCTTCTTGGACATAGCATGTCCTCCTTTTTACATAAGTATTGAGATAGCTTTTAATGACATCGACTCTACTGGTCAGACACTTTAAATCTGTGACAAGATTTTTTCGACGACCGGGGCGTATCTCAGAGACAGATGCCGGTTTTCGAGGAAAACAACCGGATTGACACTGGAACTCTCCAATGAGTTTTCCGAAAGATACTCCTTGACTTCTTCTCGAAGCATAAAACTTACTGCTTCGGCTTCCATTTTCGAATGCGCCGTCTTGGTGCAGTTATACAGTCCGGAGTAGTCAGCCTGGCGAGCATGACCAAGTTCATGCAGTATCACTTCAAACTGTTCCTGCTCGGATAGCCGGCTGTTGACTACTATCATTCTGCAGACTGGTATGTAGTAGCCTTTTCCATCCAGGCAGTCACTGTAGGCCACTGTAACACCGTATTTCTTTTCTATTTCCAAGCGTTTCAGGACGCATCACCCCTTTTTGGTATTAAGATATCCCTCAATTATGCCGCGCAGCACTTCGCGATCGTTATCCGTGATAGGCTTGCCATCGTAGCTCATCACCGAATCGAGAGCTTCTTCGATGGTCATATCGGTTTTGCAGGAGTTGTTATCATCCGTCCTGTCCATTAAGTAATCGATACTAACGTGGAAATAATCAGCCACTTTAGACAATTTATCTACGCCAGGGGTAGTTTTTCTCCATCTATTTATAGTTCCATTACCGAAGCCAATATTTTCTTCCAACCGTCTAATTGAAATCTTTTGCGCGTCAGCTAGGGCTTTTATTCTTTCATAAAGATTCATGAGTAAATCGTCCTTTCCGGGCACTCACAAAAAATATATGCAAATTTTCTATGCTTTTTGTTGACAGTGCAGAAAATATGCGTATAATAAATTTTGTAAGTTAAGTTGATAGACAAAAGCAAAGAAAAAAGGCTTGTTCCTTGGCCGGTTAATCCTTTTTCCGATGCTTATTAACTACGCTCTAATTGTAGAATATATGTATAAAATAGTCAACTATTTTATACGATTTTTCTATCATTTCTACTTACAATTTCGCTTACCCAAGTTCGGGAACGTATTTCCGATTAAATGAGGCCTAGGGCGGGGCCGCTAACTAGCTTCGTCGGTACTAGACACCGACGATTACAAATAATACGCCTAGTAATCAGCTTGGGTTTGTTTGTTCTTTGAAAATTTAACGGTGGACACCACCGGAAACAAGAGTGTCACCTGTCAGGGATCATATCCGAGCGGGGGACAAATTGAAAAAGGCCCCCTGCCATGACGAGAACTGCCCTAATAGTTGTCGAAACGGGGGATAATCCCCCGTCTGCATGGGTTGGTCACCATGCACTGACGAGACAGACCAGAGGAGGTGGCAGATATGCCAGACACAGCGAAAGGTCGCGAGAGAATAAAGGAATACCTCAAGGCCAATGGCATATCCATTTCAAAGCTGGCAACCATGTATGATTTGCCCAGACAGGATATGGCGGACTATTTAGCAGGAAGGAAAAAGAATCCGAAGGCCAATCAGACGATTCTTAGAATCATTTCTGATTTTGACCTTTAATAAACAGGAGGAACTGTTATGCAGAATCTGAAAGCTGAAGTGACCATAACTATTCCAAAGGACATGGTTTTGGTCAATCGGGTCGATTACGAAACAATGAAACAACGGTCGGAAGAGGTTAAGACGTGGTCCATCGCTGACTTCAAACGGGAGTTGGATATCCCAAAGAATGTCACATGGATTAAAGAATGCCTCCTCAAGCCCAACATCAGCGAAATCAAAAGCTGGTGCACCTTAAAGGAGGGAAGTGGCGGGAGAACAGGAACTGTAATCCTGTCTACCGGGGCTAAGAAGTGGTATAAGGAATTCTTCCCGAAAATTGACTGGGAAGAAAAAATTTGCGAATAGGAGGATTTAGTATGTCGCCAATAAAAATAACGATTGATCAAGAATATGTCGAAAACTTGGTCAATAGCAGAATCGATGATCTGCTTAATCAAGATTTGTCAGGCATTACATGGTCGCTCGATGAATTCCGCAAAAAGTGCTGCGGGAATAAATCCAGAGAGTGGGTAGCGCTCTATATCTTCTCGAAATTCAGCGACGAGATTACCGGGACTGATGGCTGGCTGATTCCCAGTCAAGGCAGAGGTTCACAGAACATAATCTTCGCCAAGCCAGCAAAGGAATGGATGGAAGAGAACCGTCAGCGGATTGACTGGCGGGCGAAATTACCAAGATAAGGAGATGAAAAACGTGGAAATAGGAAAAGAAAAGGCCGTCATGGTGCCTGCCAGTACCATGGGCTTGTTGCTTGCCATGGCTAGTAACACGAAATGGGAAACAGAAAATAGTGCATGGCTCGTTGCCGCTGTAACTTCATATGTCAATGATTCTGATGCAGAAAAAGAGCTGCTAGCTTACATTGCAGCGTTTTGTATTCTAGAAACGCAAGCTCGCGGTGAGGATGCCAAAAAGCTGATAGGCATCACAAAAAAAACGTACGGAGACGAAATGCTTGAAAAGGTGCTTAAGAAAATCGAAGAAATTGAAACTATAAGGAATAAAAGGAGAAACAAAAGATGAAAGAAATCGAAAAAATGCTCAAAAATTTAAAAGTTGAAGATATAGTGACGGGAAAAGAAGACAGCACAGCTGATAACATTCAGAAAGCACAAAACCGCCACGAGCTTCAAATGGCGTTTGAAAAATACTGCGAAGGGAGGTGAATGAAATGAGCGAGTATATCGGCTTAGCCTGGGTAAGTACAGGCGACGACATTGTGTGGAGGCTTTGCGAGTTTCCACCGTTCGAACTTGCAGTAGCCAAAGACGTAAAAGTCGTTGTCGACGGATTAAACGGGCAAGAAATAGACAAAATTGAAGATTGCCGCACGGTTGCAAAGGATTCTGCTGAGTACCATATGATTATGGACGACGCTAAGCTGTATGGCAAAATCATTGGCACGGTGAACGAATTTGAGGAGGAAGAAGGAGGTGAATGAAGTGAAGTATTCAAAAGAATTTTGTCTGATGGTAGACCCTAAAACGGGCAATCCCCGTCTTGTCGAACCATCGGAGGACCCAGAACAAATCGTGAAGGGGTTTTTAAAACAAATTAAAAAGCCCCACAGCCTTATCTGGGCCATGGATCAGCTGGCATATGAGGACTGGCGGAAATGGGAGCCGGTCAGAAAAGAGCTGTGGGCCATGCTTGAAGAACTGGACAAGCTCGGATATTAAAAAAGCCGCCCTGACATATCGGGCGGTTCATAAATCATAAACATTGTAATTGTAACACAAAATGGGAGGAATCTGAATGGCAATGAAAATTGCAGAATTGCAAATAGAAAATGTCAAGCGCGTAAAAGCCGTAAAGCTCGAGCCGTCAGAAAACGGTCTGACCATCATCGGCGGCGATAACGCGCAAGGGAAGACGTCAGTGCTTGACGCAATCGTCTGGGCACTGGGCGGAAACAAGTACAAGCCGTCCGAGGCACAGAACCACGATTCGATTCTGCCGCCTAAGCTCCACTTGGTCATGAACAACGGGCTTGTTGTGGAAAGGGCCGGCAAGACGTCGGCATTGAAAGTAATCGACCCTTCCGGCAAAAAGGGCGGACAACAGCTGCTTAACTCCTTCACGGAAGAACTGGCACTTAACTTGCCGAAATTCATGGAGGCATCGGAAAAATCAAAAGCTGATACACTGCTTAGAATCATCGGCGTTGGCGATCAGCTGGCAAAACTTGACCAGGCTGAAAGCAAGCTCTACAACGAGCGTCATACCATCGGTCAGATCGCTGACCAAAAGGAAAAGTACGCCAAGGAAATGGTGTACTACCCAGACACACCAAGTGAACCAATCAGTGTCTATGAACTGGTGCAGGAACAGCAGGCGATTCTGCTGAAAAACGCCAAGAACCGTGAGAAGCGGGAGCAGAAAGAAGAACTCAAAGCAAAACTCAATGAAGTGGAAAATGCGATCATTGACACGGAAGAAGAGCTCGAAATGCTATACGAGCACAGAAACGAGCTGACCGAAGACTTGAAAACTGCTGAAAAGACAGTGGCAAATCTCCACGATGAAGAGACGGCCGAGATCGAAAAGAAGCTCGCTGATGTTGACGACATTAACCGCCGTGTCAGGGCCAATTTGGACCGCGAGAAAGCCGAAGACGAAGCGCGGGAGCACCGTGCCCGGTATGACCACCTGTCGGCAGAAATCGACGACATCCGAGAGAAACGCCAGCACCTGCTTGACAGTGCAGACCTGCCGTTGCCGGGGCTTTCGGTCACAGACGGCAAGCTGACGTATAACGGCGCTGAGTGGGACTGCATGTCGAGCGCAGAGCAGCTCAAAGTAGCCACGGCGATCGTCCGGAAACTCAAGCCGGAATGCGGGTTTGTTCTCATGGACAAACTCGAGCAGATGGACCTCAAAACGCTCAAGGAATTTGGGGCGTGGCTTGAAGAAGAAGGTCTGCAGTGCATTGCGACCCGAGTATCGACGGGCGACGAGTGTTCAATCATCATTGAAGACGGCAGAGTAGTCAAAGGAGGGGATGCCGGTGTAGTGACAAGCCGGAAGCAAGAGGCAACTGAAACGACATGGAAAGGAAGAGGTGCGTTTTAATGAAATTTAAAGTTGAAGACACAAAGCAGAGCAAGCCGTTGAAAACAGTACTGTACGGTGTTGAAGGAATCGGCAAGACGACTTTTGCAAGCCAGTTCCCCGGGGCGCTTTTCATTGATACGGAAGGGTCGACAGGCTTCGTCAATGCGAAGAAAGCCCCAGACCCGACGTCATGGACAATGCTACTCCAAGAGTTGGAATGGATTAAGTATGACAAGCCGGCAACAACAGTCATCGTCGATACGGCGGACTGGGCAGAAACACTTGCCAAGCAGTACCTGATGAATGCTAACCATTGGAAAGCAATCGATTCGTCCAGTTACGGTGCACGCTATGTTGCACTGTCTGACGAGATGGGGAAAATGCTCAATGCTTTGACAGAGATTCAGAACGCCGGCATGAACGTCGTCATTACGGCTCATGCCGAGCAGAAGAAGACCGAGTTGCCTGACGAAATGGGCCAGTTTGACCGGTACACGCTCAAGCTTGAGCGCAGGGATGCAGCTCTTGTCAAGGAATGGGCAGACATGATCCTGTTTGCCAATTATAGAACAGTTTTAGTCACTGACGAAAACGGCAAAAAGAAGGGCACTGGTGGCGAACGCGTACTTTATACGACGCACATGCCGGCATGGGATGCCAAGAACCGCATTGGTCTGCCTGACGTAATGTCTTTTGATTTCCAGACATTCGCACCGTACTACAATGCTGCAACGGGAATCACGGAAACACCGGCACCACAACCAGTGGCACAGTCAGCACCGCAACCTGCACCAGCCGACCCGTTTGAACAGGCAGTCTCCGCCACAGAACAAGCGGACCCGTTCGAACAGCCGATTGAAACCGGTGAAGAATTCGAATTCCCGGCAAGTGTTCCGGCAAGCGTGACCGATTTGGCAGTCCGCTCACAGATCACCATCGACGATCTTATGCAGATTATCTACAAGGGCGGATTCATGCCGATCGATACACCAGTGGAAAACGTCCCGGCAGATTTATGGGAACACATCGCTGCTAATTGGGACAAGGCGCTTGGTGTAATCGGTAAATAAGAAAACAGGAGGAATAAGCTATGATGGAAAAATTGGATATTGAAGATTTGGCCGCAAACATTATGAAGTTTACGGTCGACAAGAACGGCAACGTGCAGATTGCACTTGAAGCACACAGCTCGGACGTTGATTTGGAAAAATTGAAAGCATTGAAGGATCTGGACATTTTCGTAACGATCCGATCATCACAGACAGACCTTTTCAACCCGGAACAATAAACAGGAGGACGACAATATGAACAATAACATGATGAACGACAATGAGTTTCTTAGTTTCGATGGCCCTATCACGGCCGAAGAAAGCCAGTTTGTGACGCTTCCGGAAGGAACGTATCAATTCCAAATCATGAGCATGGATCGCAAGCGTTATTCTGGTAACTCGACGAAGATTCCGAACGGAGCACCGTTTGCAGAAGTTCAATTGCGTTTTGACGGTGGCGACAAGGGCACAACGACAGTCACAGAGCGCTTGTATCTGCTCAAATCCATGCAGTGGAAGTTGACTGAATTCTTCCGTTGCCTCGGCCAGCAGGTTGTGACAGGTCAGCCGTTTCAGCCGAACTGGAACATCGTCGGCAAGACAGGAACTGCCGAGTTGTCAGTACACCAGTACACGAACCGCAACGGCGAAGAGCGCACAAACAATCAGGTCAAGCGTTTCAAAGCACCGGAAGACGGAACAGCGCCACAGAACGTCGCACAGCAACAACCAGTTCAGCAGGCACAACCACAGCCGGTTCAGCAACAACCGCAACCGCAGCAGTCAACTGGATACACGCCGGGAATGGGAATGTTTTAAGGCGGTGATTAGATGGACGAAGCTATTAAACTGCGACCGTATCAGGAAGAATCTCGTGAAGCGGTCGAGAAAGAGTGGGCAGATGGCAAGAAACGGACATTGCTTGTCCTTCCAACCGGAACGGGAAAAACGATTGTCTTTTCAAAAATCATCGAAGATCAGGTGCGCGCCGGTGACCGTTGCCTGATCCTCGCCCACCGTGGCGAGTTGCTTGAGCAGGCGTCAGACAAGCTTTACAAGAGCACGGGAATTCAGACGGCAACTGAAAAGGCGGAAGAAACGTCACTGCAGTCATACCGGCGTGTGACAGTCGGCAGTGTGCAGACCATGCAACGCGACAAGCGCCTGGATCAGTTTCCCAAAGACTGGTTTGACACTATTGTTGTCGACGAAGCTCACCACTGCATCAGCAGCGGCTATCAGAAAGTGCTGAAACATTTTGAAGGTGCAAAGGTGCTAGGTGTTACGGCAACACCTGACCGCGGGGATATGAAAAATCTCGGCGAGTATTTCGAAAGTCTGGCATATGAGTACGGACTTGCGCAGGCAATCAGAGAAGGGTATCTTTCGCCAATCAAGGCACTGACAATTCCACTTAAGCTTGATTTGAGCGGTGTCAAGCAGTCGGCTGGCGATTTCTCAACGCATGACCTCGGCGATGCACTTGATCCGTATCTGTGGCAGATTGCCGACGAGATGGTTAAACATTGCAAGGACCGCAAAACAGTAGTGTTCCTGCCGCTGGTGTCCACGTCTCAGAAATTCTGCAAAATCCTTAACGAAAAGGGCTTGAAAGCCGCCGAAGTCAACGGCAGTTCGCCCGACCGTGAACAGATTCTGAAACGCTTTGACAAGAATGAGTTCCAGGTGCTATGCAACTCAATGCTGCTGACCGAAGGGTGGGACTGCCCGGACGTTGACTGCGTGGTAGTGCTCAGGCCGACAAAAGTCCGCGGGCTCTACAGTCAGATGGTCGGACGCGGTACCAGACTGGCACCGGGCAAAAAAGACCTGCTGCTGCTTGATTTCCTGTGGCACACCGACCGCATGGATCTCTGCCATCCGGCACATCTCATCTGCAAGAGTGCTGAGGTTGCTCAGAAAATGACTGAGAATCTCGAAAATGAAGCGGAAAACGGAGAAGGCGAACCGACGGACATAGGCGAAGCAGAAGAACAGGCGTCAAAAGATGTCATTGCAGAGCGCGAGAATTCACTTGCCGAGCATTTGAAGGAAATGCAGAAACGCAAGCAGAAGCTGGTAGACCCAATCCAGTTCGAAATGTCCATTCAGGCGGAAGATCTGGCGGACTATGTACCATCGTTCGGATGGGAAATGGGACCGCCTACGCAGAAACAGATTGCACGACTGGAACATCTCGGAATCAATCCCGACGATGTAGGCAATGCCGGCAAAGCGGCGCTGATTCTGGAAAGGCTGAGCAAGCGCCAGCAGGAAGGACTTTCTACGCCAAAACAAATTCGGTTCTTGGAACGCAAAGGTTTTCTGCATGTCGGTCAGTGGTCGTTCGAACATGCAAGTAAAATGATTGGACGTATCTCAGCTAACGGATGGCGCATTCCAGTCGGCATTGTTCCGGCACAGTATCAGCCATAAAAGCTGACAGCCCGCACTGGTGTAACGGGGGTTCGATTCCCTCGGCGGGCCTTCGAAAGGAGGAAAACGACTAAATGGAAAAATTCGATCTGGTGCCGTTGCTCGACTACATCGACCCGGCAATGCTTGACTACAACGGCTGGGTACAGGTCGGCATGGCGCTCAAGCATGAGGGATACAGTGTTGACGACTGGGACACATGGTCTCAGCGTGATTCCACCAGGTATCATGACGGAGAATGCGAAAGAAAATGGAACGGTTTTGATGATGATGGTCAGATAGTGACGGGCGCAACCATCACTAAGATGGCCAAGGACGGGGGATGGACATCAGCGCACAGCAAAGAAAATCAGCAGACGATGGGGTGGGACGATGCCGTCGAAGCAGAAGAGCGGTACAATCCGACAATCGACAAGGATTACAAGCTGCTCGATACAAGCTACATGGACGGCGAGGAAATCAAGCCGCCGGAAGTATGGAATCCTGCCAAACAGATCACTGACTTTCTCAAGGCTGTTTTCGAGCCCGGCGATATCGTGGGGTTCGTGATCAATGCTTATGCTCACGAAAAAGACGGCAACGTCAAGTACGTTCCCGGCGATCAGGGCATCTACACGTGGTCAGCCGGCGAAATCGAAGACGCACTGAGACGGAACGGTGGAGACGTTGGAGCGGTCCTCGGTGATCCTGATTCTGAAGCAGGCGCATGGTGCCGTCTCAATCCGCTTGACGGAAACGGTGTCAAAAACGACAACGTGGCCGAATTCAAGTATGCGCTTGTCGAGTCCGATTCCATTCCAGTCAGCTTGCAACACGAAATCTACCGCAAGCTCGAGTTGCCGATAGCCGCACTGACATACACCGGCGGCAAATCGCTTCACGCCATTGTCAAGGTCGACGCTACGAGTTATCCGCAATACAAGGAAAGGGTCGACTATCTGTACTCGGTCCTTGACAAAAACGGAATGCGGATTGACAAGCAGAACAAGAATCCGTCAAGGCTGACCAGAATGCCGGGCTTTCAGCGCGGAGAAAAGAAGCAGTTTCTGGTGGCTACCCACATAGGCAAAACCGACTGGGAAGAATGGCATGAATACATCGAGGACATGAACGACAATCTGCCCGAAATCGAGAATCTGGAAGGACTGTTTGACAAGCCGATTGAATTGGCACCGGAACTGATCAGCGGAATTCTGAGGCAGGGACATAAGCTGCTGCTTGCCGGTCCGTCAAAAGCCGGCAAGAGTTTCGCTCTGATCAATCTCGTTTTGAGCATTGCCAACGGCAGAGCGTGGATGGGCTTTCCATGTCAGCAGGGGCGCGTTTTGTACGTCAACCTCGAGCTGGACGGACGGTCGGCCAAACAACGTTTTGTAGACATCACAGATGCCCTGGGCTATGCTCACAAAAACATTGTCAATGTTGACATCTGGAATCTGCGTGGCAAATCAACGCCTATGGACAAACTGACACCGAAGCTTATCAGACGCGCAAAGGACATGGGTTACATCGCAATCGTGATTGACCCGATTTACAAGGTGCTGACGGGCGACGAAAACAGTGCAAAGGACATGGCCGATTTCGTCAATCAATTTGATAAGGTCGCCACCGAACTGGACTGTGCAGTGATATATGCCCACCACCACTCAAAAGGCGCGCAGGGGGGCAAATCGTCAATCGACCGCTCGTCAGGATCCGGTGTCTTTGCCCGTGACCCTGACGCAATTCTTGATCTGACTGAACTGCCGGTGGACGAAGCGCGTTATGACAAGCATGCAGCCGAAATGGCGTGCGTCGAAATGTACAAGACAATCGCCACCTTCCGCCCCGATTATCTCAAGGAAATCACGCCGGGCGACATGACTAGCAAAGACCGCATGGGCCACCACGTCATGGTGGCAATCCACCGTGCCGTTTCAGGCTACGAGCAGATCATGCAGGACAACGCCAAACGGGTCCGTGAAGCTGAAGAAAAGGCATATACACAGACTGCATGGCGACTGTCAGCAGTCTTACGTGAATTTGCCAGCCCGAAGCCCCGTAATTTTTGGTTCGACTACCCAATTCATCGGGAAGACGACAGTCTGGCGGACATCAGTCTTGACGACGGCTACAAGAAGAATGGACGTTCATGGAAGGAGGGAATAAAGAAAGCAAACGAAAAGCGTTCGGAAGAAACGATGTCAGAATTTGAACAGGCATTCCGCAATCTGGATTTTGACGGAACAGGTGGACCAGTTCTTGTCGACGACCTGGTGAAGGCACTCGATATTTCCGACAGAGCGGTATACCGCCGGATAAAAAAATCGGAAAAATTTGTCGTAAGCCGCGGAGAAGTCTGGCTGAAGTCTCCAGAAAAGAACAATAATGATTCTAAAGATTAGAAAGAGTTTAATCTTAAATTAATGTTAAAGGATTTAGCTTTATAGCTACCCCTAGGCGACAGGCTATTAGCCTGTCATCGGCCTGTCACGGTGTCATGACGGGCTGAAAAATACCGCACTGACACGTCCATGACACACTACTCCCCACAGGGGAGTGTGTCATGGGACTGTCGGAAGGGGGGTGGAGTGTCGGAAAAAGAAAATGAGAATTGGAAAGTCTGAGAATTAAAAGTGTAGCATTATGGAAAGAAGGAAAAATGAGAATGGGAATGACATTTTTTGTAGCTCTGGAAGACGTGCCGACATGCACTCACCAACAGAAAAAAGTAAGAGTGAACAGAGGTATACCAATTTTCTACGAGCCTGAAAAACTGAAAAAGACAAGGGCACTGTTGATGGAGAGACTGGACGAGCATAAGCCCGACGAACCGATGCACGGTCCGCTGCGTCTGGTTGTCACGTGGTGCTTCAAGAAAAAGGGCAAGCACGTTGACGGTGAGTACAAGACGACAAAGCCTGACGTGGACAATATGCTTAAATTGCTTCAAGACTGCATGACCAGACTGGGGTTTTGGGACGACGACCGTTTCGTGGTCAGTCTGATCAGCGAGAAATACTGGGCGGACGTTCCGGGAATCTATATCGAGATCAAGGAGATGAATCAGGATGGACTGGGAAGCGTACTTTAAGGATCTGCAGAAATGGATGCAGGCAAGCAACGTCATGGTACGTCGATGCGGAGGTCTGAACGAGAATTATTTTGAGTGGTTAGTGCAAACACTGAACGTCATTTATGAGAGATATCCAAGCACACTAGCCAGACGTTTTCTGTTTGACGTTATGGACGCTCAGGAAGAGCAGCTGAAGGAGGTGGTCAAATGAAATTCAAGAAAGTTAACGGCGGTTGCCTGGTGCTGATTGCATTGAGCATTTGGTTCGGTGCCATCTGGCTTTTGTGCCGGTGGTTGGTAGGGGGGTGAAAGTTTTAAACTGACGCACAAATCAGAATCACACGCAGAAAAGGAGGAAGAAAAATGATAGAAGAACCAAAAGTCAAAACAACAATTGGCGAATTAGTAGGTTATTTTGACGGATTTTATCTTATTGACAAAGGGGAGGAAGGAACTTGGCTGACCGAAGAGGAGTACGAAACGGTGAAGTGCCCTGAGTTGAATCCGCTTGAGGCAAGGCAGTATGAGATACTGATGCACAAAAGAGATAAGGTTGAGGCACTGATTAAGCTGATGTATGACGTTATCGGATTTGACGAAGAAAACTTCAAACCGTTTCCTTGCGAAGCGGCTAAAGAACAGTACTACCGTTTAGTCGAAGCAATCGTTAAAGGGGGCTATAACGATTGAAGGTACAGGCGCAATCGCATTTCGCGAAGAAAGTGGAGCTTGACGGGTACCGCTTCGATTCGCAAAAAGAAGCGGCATTCTATGAACGATACGTCAAGCCAAGCGGCTACAAGTTTGAGTGCCAAAAGAACTTTGTACTGATGGATAAGTATGAGGGGCTTGGGGTGGTCAATCTCAAGAGGACGGCGTACAGAGCTGATTTCGTGGTTTATAACGAAGACGGAAGTTTGAAACACGTGTATGATGTCAAGAACGGGTTCTCAGACTATGCAATCGATAAAAGAGCTAAGCTCAAGTTTGCCATGTTTGCCCGCGTGTATGGTTTGCCGGTCGAAGTAGTGGTTATCAGAACGCATGACTTCAAAGCAACTATTACGGGGGCGACGAAGAAACTGGAGCCGATTATCAGAACCGACGTGAGTTACGATTGGCAGGATATCGTTAAAACGTCATAACGGACGATTAGACTCAATGCTATTTAGAAAGGAACGGTGAGCGTATGAACATTACTGAAGCAGTAAATGCAATCCTTAAACGATATCCCGATTATGGTTATGACATTTTTTTAGACTTGAACGAAATCAAGGACGATGATCTGCAAGAAGCGGTACGGTTTATCGCAAGCATGAGGAGACACTACCACACGAACCCCAAGCGTTCTCGAAAAATTAATCGGGAAACGCTTAAAGCGATGATTAAAAAAGGGTATGCCTACAAAGATATTGCCAAGGCAACAGGACTGACAGAATTGACTGTCGGAAGAAAGGTTTCTGATTACGGCTTGAAAAGACTTTATCATCAAATGCACCCTCGCGGTATAAGAGCTGGTGTGCACATGATTTGTTTGAATGCCGAAACGGGCGAACAGAAAACGTTTAGTTCTATGAATAAAGCGGAAAAGGCTTTTGAATTCAGAGAAGGCTACCTCAGGGACAAGACCAAGGGCGGCAAGTGCTATATAGAAAACGGCTGGGAGTTTAGACGGGGGTGATTGAATGCTGCTCACGGATTACTTTTTTAAGGAAATTGAAACGTACAAAAAAGGCCAGGTGCGTGAACAGACATACAACAAATATTGCTCAAACGGGCGATTTTTGATCGAAAACTTTCCCGATCTGGTTTTATCCAAAATGACCGCGGACGATTACCAGCAAATCTTGAACGAATACGGAAAAACGCGAGAAAAAGCAACGATTACCGATTTTCATCATCAGTTAGCATGGGCACTTAAACGAGCGTATAACGTGGACGGGTTGTTAAAACGTGACGTAACTTTTGACGCTAAAATTCCTCAAGGTAAAAAGCCGAGAGAGAAAAAGCAGAAGTTTATGGAAATCGAAGACATGAAAAAATTGATCCAAGAACTTAAGCATGAAAACACGTCCGAAGCGAATTTTTTCCTGATCTTGTTAAAGACCGGTTTGAGGTTTGCTGAAGCGTTGGGCATCACGCTTAATGATGTCGATTTTAAAAGAAAAACGGTAAGCATAAACAAGACGTTGGCTTACAAAGGGAACCGGAAAGGGACCAGAGCTTTTGCCCCGACTAAAAACAAATACTCAATTAGAACGATCATTGTAGATGATGCGGTTTTGTATATGTTGTGGAAAAACGCGAAGGGCGCTGATCCGGACGAGAGCATCTTTTTCAGGCTTAAGGGTTTTCAATTTAATTCGACCCTTAACAACAAGCTTAAACGAGCTTGCCAAAAAGCAGGGGTGCCTGAGATTACGCTGCACAGTCTGAGGCATGAGCATGCGACATATTTGGTGTCGCAAGGGATTAGCAGCATGGCGGTAGCTGAGCGGTTAGGGCATGCAGACGATTCTGTTACAAGAGCCGTGTATATCCATCGGCTTGAAACGGAAAAGGCACGGGACAACGAGAAAATAGCGCAAAAGATTGCGAGTTTGTGAGGTGGATAATGGTTAAATTTGATGTCAAAACGGTAAACAACTTGTTGGGAATTGACGATGCATTTAAGGCGCCGGACAGATTGATGGAGATTTTGTCCGAAAGAGAAGAACGCGAGAAGCTGTTTAGAAATTTTCTAAAAATCGACACTAATCTAGAGTATGATTGGTTTCATGAATACTTTGAAACTGAGCAAGCCGAAAGAAAGTCGAAGAAGCAGGATTTTACGCCTAATTCAGTTGCTAAATTGGCAAATTCGATTGTTTCTGAACCAGGGCAGACTGATTATTATGAGATGGCAGCGGGCACTGGGGGCATGATGATAGCTCGTTGGGCCTATAATGTCAAAGAAGATCCGGCATTTGAACACAAAAGAAAAGACAGCATGGTTAACGATGTTCTAACGTCCAGCATTTTCACGTATGATCCGCAAGCGTATTGGTATCATCTTGAAGAGCTGTCAGACAGGGCGATTCCGTTCTTGCTATTCAATGCAGCTATCAGGGGCATAAATGCGGTGGTTATCCAATGCGATTCCTTAAGCAGGAAAGCCAAACGGGCATTTTACGTAAAGAGTGACAACAAAGATTTTCTGGCATTTTCCAATATTTTGGAAGTTCCTAAAACTGATGGTTTTGCAAAATTCTTAGACGTGGAGTGGAACTTAGATAAGGAGGAATGATAATGACAGATAAAATTAACAACTATAACCATCCGCAACGCTACACAGGTGAAGACGGCAAAGACTTGATTGACCGTTTTGAAGAAGGATTGATTCCTGAAGAGCAAGTGAGAGGGTTCCTGAAGGGTAACGTCTTGAAGTACCTGGTAAGATACGAAGACAAAGGCGGCATGGACGATTTACTGAAGGCAAACGAGTATTTAAGACGGTTGATTGTGTTTGAAGATTGGGGGAGCAGTGATGATTAAAACGATGCTCGGGGAAATGTGCGGAACGTGCAAGGTAGAAGATCATGGAAAATGTCATAAAAGCTACTTGATTGAGGGAGAATGTGGCAGGTTTTGGGTATCGGAAGAGGAATTGAAACGGATAAAGTTGCCATTTCTCGGAACGAAGGACCGAAAAATGTATGACAAAATCATGGACGAGGGGCTGACGATTGAAGCTGAAGCGACTCTTCACAAAAGCGGCAAAGAATATCCTTGGGATCCTGAGAGCGATGTTCAAAACGTTATCGAAGCGATTATCAAAGGTGGCTATGATCATCATCATTAAAGGCGGCTATGATCATTAATAAGGCGTGGGAATTAAAGCAGGGAGTGATGCTATGCGCACTATATCGACAGACGACAAGTTCAGGCAAAACAAAGCGTTTCTGATACGCTATCGAATTTTGACCGAGAAAATCCGGCGGTTGGAGGATAAGCTAGCGCAGATAGACGAGGATATGGCGGCGCTCAAATCGCCTAAACTGACCAGTGAACCTAAAGCGTCGGTACGTATCACGCTTGACGATAAGCTGATACAACACGATGAACTGGAAGAAAAGATCAATACGCTGCTAAAGCACATGCGCCGGATCAGATGCGAGATTACGCAGTGTATTGACGCATTGGATAATCAACGTCAAGCCGAGGTGTTAGACAAATACTATATCGGCGGTATACCTCTCGAAAACATCGCAGACGAGATGAACTACACGTTGAGTTATATCACAAAACTGTACGTCGGCGGAACAAAGTCAATCGTCATAAAATAGTGTACAATCAGTGCACAATCAGTGCACAATCGGTAACGTTGGAATCATGCTAAAGTATAAAGTGTTAAAGAGTACGGAATTGTCCGTACTCTTTTTATTTTATTTTTAGTTTAGAAAGAGAGGCGGTGGTATATGTGACTGAAAAGAAGAAATTGACAAACAAACAACTAACCTTTATCGACGCTTACTTAGGCGAAGCTAAGATGAACTCGGTCCAAGCTGCACGAATTGCCGGTTATAAAAATCCTAAAGTGCAAGGCGCCGAATGTTTGCGAAAACTTAGACCGTGGATCGATAAGGCCATGAATGAACGCCATACTGAAGCCATCGCAACTCAAGAAGAGATACAGAAATTCTTTACGTCTGTTTTGCGTGGTGAGGTCAAAGAAGAGGTCGTGTCAAGCAACGGTTTGGTTTTAGAAGTGCCGGCAAGCACAAAAGACCGGCTCAAAGCGGCGGAGTGCATGGGCAGAGCGTACGGCATGTTTACGGAGCGTAAAGAAATCAGCGGTACTATGGATATCAACATCGGAGTTGGTGACTATGATGAAGACGACTAGTGAGCAAAAGAAGGTGATACCGTGCCAAACATCAATTTGAATTTTCCGAAACCAAATAAAGTTTTTAACAAGCAAATCTTTGACAACTTATTTGACTACAGTCATTTCATTGAGGTTTGGTATTGACTTATGGTGGCGCATCGTCAGGCAAATCGCATGGCGTCGTGCAGAAGGTTGTACTCAAGGCACTCAAGAAGTGGCCGTACCCGCGCAAGATACTATGGCTTCGCAAGGTTGACCGCACGATTAAGGATTCAATCTTTGCTGATGTTCTCGACTGTTTGTCGCGGTGGCAGCTACTCGGCTTGTGCAAAATCAATCAGACCAACTACACGATTACGCTACCTAATGGGGCGCAATTCTTGTTTAAGGGCATGCAGGATCCGGAACGTATCAAGTCAATCAAAGGCTTGTCAGATGTCGTCATGGAAGAAGCCAGCGAGTTCACGCTTGATGATTACACGCAGCTTACCCTTCGCTTGCGTGAACCAAAGCACAAGAACAGGCAACTGTTTTGCATGTTTAACCCGGTGTCAAAGGTCAACTGGACGTACAAGCAATGGTTTGCACCAGACACCGTATATGACCATAACCGTGTTGCCGTACACCATAGCACGTACAAAGACAACCGCTTTTTGGACGCAGACAACATAGCAACAATCGAGGCGCTTAAACGCACTAATCCGGCGTACTACAAGATTTACACGCTAGGTGAGTTTGCCACGCTTGACAAGCTTGTTTTTCCGACGTTTGAACGCAGGCGTCTGCATCCCGATAAGCTGACGCAGTATCCTTCGTTGTTTGGCCTTGACTTTGGTTACATTAACGATCCGTCGGTATTTATCCACGTCAAAGCTGATGTCAAAGGCAAACGGTTATACGTGCTTGAGGAGTACGCCAAAAAAGGCATGCTCAACAATGAGATAGCCGAGATTATCAAGCGGCTAGGCTACAGTAAAGAAATCATTACGGCTGATGCCGCTGAAAAGAAATCAATTGCCGAAATCAAACGGTGTGGAATCGTCCGGATAAAACCGGCCAAGAAAGGCCCCGATAGCATTATCCAGGGCATCGGCTTTCTACAGCAGTTTGAATGGATAGTCGATGACAGGTGTGTCAAGACAATCGAAGAACTGGAAAACTATACCTACCAGAAAGACCGACAAACAAACGAGTATATCAACAAGCCGGTTGATTCTTACAACCACTGTATTGACGCCATCAGATACGCTGTTGAACCAATCAACGGTAGTGGAGCGCCAAAAGCAGTGGGCATGCGCAATATTTTTATTTAAGGGAGGTGAGAGAGTGGCAGAATTATACAGATTAGAAAACGGCATTTTGATTTATCCACAGAATGTGGAAATCACGCCCGCAGTTATCCACAATGCGGTATATGGTGCCGGTGTCTTAGGCAGTGCAGCAACGGGCTTGACGGACTACAAGGCAAAAATGCGTATGTACCTTGGTGATCATGACATCTTGCATAAACCGGTTGACGTACAGCGCACGGGTCCGGATAACAGACTGGTCGCAAACGTGGCCAACTATCTTGTTGACACGTACAATGGCTATTTTATGGGCATCCCGCCGAAGATTACGCTTGATAATGAGCAGCAAAATGATTTGCTGCAAGACTGGAACGATACCAATTCTTTTCAGGATAAATTAAACGAAATCAGCAAGCAATGTGACATTTACGGTCGTTCGTATGCCCTCGTTTATCAAGATGAAGACGGTTATACGTGTTTGACGGTCATTCCGCCGACCGACGGTGTGATGATCTATGATGACACGATTAATCATGGACGCTTGGCTTTTATCCGTCATTGGTCAACGCAGGGCGACCAAGGCACGCAAAATATGGCTGAGGTGTACACGGCAGACACCATCACCACGTACAGTGATACCCGCATGATTGACGAACGGCCGAATGTTTACGGCGTTGTGCCGGCAGTTGAGTTTTTTGATAACGAGGAAAGGCTAGGTCTGTGCGACAACGTGGCAACGCTGATCAACGAGCTTAACGACACGCTTTCAAGCAAGCAGAATCAGATTGAATATTTTGACAATGCTTATTTATCGGTGTTAGGGCTTAACCTGGACGCAGACGGTGACGGTTTGCCGGATATCGATCTTCAGACGCAGCGCATGATTTATAGCCCCGATGCCGACGCGGTAAACGCAAAGATTGAGTTTCTGGCAAAACCCGATGGCGACGGTATGCAGGAACATCAAATCGACCGCCTTACTAATCTTATTTACCAAATTGCCAAGGTGCCAAATCCTAATGATGATAGCTTCTCAGGCAACGCAAGCGGCGTGGCCATGCAGTACAAAATGCTTTCCATGCAGAATATGGCGGCGTCAAAGGAACGCAAATTCACTCGTTCGTTGCGCAAGTTGTATCGGGCGGTCTTCAGCTTGACGAACTGGCCCGATGCATGGCGTGACCTCAAGTTCAAATTTAATCGCAACTTGCCTAACAATCTGAGCGAAGAGGTTACGGACGCTAAGAACCTTGAGGGTGTGGTCAGCAAGGAAACCCAGTTATCTGTTTTGTCGATTGTTGATGACCCTAAAGCAGAAATTGACCGCATGGATAAAGAAGATGAACAGAAAATGCAGACGGCCATTAACGTTGTCGATATGCAACGTGGCCAAGACGTAGGCGGTGACAACGAAGATGAGCAACAAGACGTACTGGAACGATAGAGACAAGGCCCGCTTTGAGTATATCCGTCAGAATTTGGCTGATGACAAAGCCTTTAATGCGAACCTTGAAAAGTACTATCAACGCACAATAGACGCGATTAACAAGGATATCCAAAGTGAGTTGCAAAGCTTTGCTACCCGTGACGGGGTAAGCCTGGCCGAAGCACGCAAGAAGGTATCCAAAGCTGACGTAAGACAATTTGAAGCGGAGGCTAAAAGGGTAGTTAAAGAAGCCGACAAAATGCGCAAGAAGGGCAAACATGTAGGCTATTCCGACTTCTCGGACGAAGTGAACGAACGCATGCGACTGTACAACGTGATTATGCGCATTAATCGGCTTGAATACCTCAAATCTCTTATCGGTGTACGACTGATTGAACTAGGCGTAGACATCAACGCTGAACTCAACACCAAACTTGACGAGGACACACGCAAAGAATTTGAACGTCAAGCAGGTATCTTGGCAGGTGCCGGTATGGCCGACGCGATGGATTGGTGGACCGAAGAAAACGTTCAAAAGATTATCATGAGCAGCACACGCAGTGCCAACTTCTCAACCCGCATTTGGTCAAATATTGACGTACTCAAATCAGAACTTGAAAAGCAATTGTCAAGGGTACTGATCAGCGGAGAAAATCCGAAAGCAACCGCCAAAGAGTTCTACAAACACATGACTAAGGCTGTTGGTAACACGCGAGCGGCTGCAGAAAGAATAGCACGTACCGAATCGGCACGCTGTCAGACACAAGCTACTTTAGAATCGTTCAAAGAATACAATGTAAAGTACTGCAGATGGATTGCCGAACCGAGGGCGTGCGTTGTATGCAAAGAAATTGCATCCCGTAGCAGCGGTTATGGTAGGGGTGTGTATCCTGTCAAGGACGTGCCCACACTGCCACAACATCCTAATTGCCGGTGTGCACTGTCTGCCCACTGGGTAGATGAAGAAAAGTTTGCAAGTGGAGCTCTAGACGGGGAAAGTCGCCGTGGTCAAGAACACGCGCGTAGATTTTATAATGAGTTAAGGAATTCCAACCGTAAAGATTTAATAATGAAAATTTTTAAATCATCCAAGATGAGTAAAACGATTGTTTCATCATCTTTAAAGCACGTTTTAGATTCGAAATATGATTTAATTTACGATGGCGAAATTAAACACATGAATTTTGTTCCTGACTATGATATGGCCGAAAGTTTAAAACGTTTGCGTATTGGAAATCCTTTGAAACATGATATAATTATGCTAAAACACGAGGCTTTAGAAGCCGATTTAATGGATAATAAGGGATATACTTATAGCAAAGCTCATAGAATTGCAAATAAAAAATATAACTATGGCAAAGCATTAAAGGAATGGAAGGAGGGTAAGGCATGAATTTTTTAGGATACGAATTGAAGAAGGACCAGAAAGAGAGATGGGTTTATTCTGTTTTTTCTGATTTTGAAGAAGCAACAGTTACTGTTGAAAAACATAGTTATAAAGCTGATATTACGGATATGCCTTACACCTTTTGTAATGTTTACTCTAAAGAGCATGTTATATCTACGCTTGTTAATATTTTGAAAGAATATCCCGGAATTGAGTCGTGCGCTATGGGGAGTGGCTAATTATGAGTAATAATGACTATTTTTCAATTGCTTATAAAATTTTATCATATTTGAAATATTGTTATGAAAATGGTATTGACGTGGATGTAGATGTTCTTTCACCTGGTACACTCAATATTTCGAACAGACAATTTTATCAAACATTGTCAATGCTTTCGGATGATGGTTATATTAAAGGTGTACGGATAACATCAACGACAAGTGGTAGGATTGTAACTGGTATAAGCAAATTGGAAATTACAAGTTCCGGGCTACAATATCTTAAGGAAAATTCGATGATGATTAAAGCATACAATGTTTTCAAAGAAGTTGGAAACTGGCTTCCGCTTTTAAAATAGTATTCAAGACGGGTCGACCGTCTTTTTATTTTGCCTTTTTCCTGCTTGCAGGCGTTAAAGAACAACTGAGATTACAGGCTCCCAAGCCGGAAAATGCGAGGTAAAACTTATGGAAAACGAAAATCAAGTAGCTGAAGCAACAGAAGAAACCAAGGCAACTGAACCGGTTGCTGACGAGCAAACGGAAAAAGAAACCAAGGTTGACGCCGATGAGATTGTCAAAAAGCTTCAAAAGCGCATTGGAGCAGAACAATCGAAAAAGAACAGTTACAAAGAACAGCTGGACAACGCTTTGAAGGAAATCGAAAAGCTCAAGTCCGGCAAATCGGTTAAAACGCTGTCTGACGAAGACAAGGCCAAAAAAGATGTTGACGAAAAGGACAAGGAAATCGCAGCTTTAAAGAGCCAGATCGCCCGCAGACAAACACTTGATGATACTGATCAGGTGTTGAGAGAAAACGGGTTAGTTGTCCCTTCAAACGTCTTGAATTTCCTTGTTTCTGATGACGCGGATAACACTTATTCAAACGTCAAGGCTTTTATTGACTACACGGAAACGGTCAAAGATTCCGTGCGTGAAGAGTTTAAAAAAGGCAGAACACCAAGGGTCTCCGGCACAACGGCAAAGGCCGTCAGTCAACAAGATTTTGACATGATGACGCAAAAGGAACGCGTCGCTTTGTTCCACACTGATCCTGAACTTTTTAGAAAACTAACTACTGGAGGTAGATAACTATGGCTGATACAATGACACAAATCGCAGACCTCGTTAATCCTGAGGTCAACGCTCCAATTATTTCATATGCACTTGAAAAAGCATTACGCTTTACACCATTAGCACAGGTAGACACCACGCTTGAAAGCTCTCCCGGCAGCACACTTAAGATGTCGAAATTTACTTACATTGGCGATGCCAAAGACGTTGCCGAAGGTGCAGCGATCCCGCTCGACAAGCTCGGCACAAAGACGGCATCAGTTACCGTTAAGAAAGCTGCTAAAGGTACTCAGATCACCGATGAAGCGGTACTTAACGGATACGGCGATCCAGTCGGCGAATCCAACAATCAGCTTGCCCTGGCCTTGGCTAACAAGATTGACGACGATTTGCTTGCGGCCGCTAAGACAGGCAAACAGAAAACAACGATTGCGGCAACCGTAGATGGTTTGCTTGACGCAATCAACACGTTTACTGACGATTCAGACGAATCTCCGCTTGTTTTGGTTACGTCGCCTAAGGTTGTCACCGCAATTCTTCGAGACGCACAGAAGAACCAAATCGGCTCTGATATTGGCGCAGATGCCGTTATCCACAACACCAAATACACCGTAGAGGGTGTGCAACTTGTGGCTACTAACAAACTGGGTGCTACTGAAGGTATTTTGCTTAAGGTCAACCCTACAACACCGCCTTTGAAGTTAATCATGAAGCGTGGTGTACAGGTGGAAACAGACCGCAACATCATCAACAAGACAACGGTTATCACGGCCGACGAACACTATGCTGCATACCTTTACGATGATTCTAAAGTGGTTGTTGTTACTTTCAAAGCACCGGCAGCCGCAGCGCCACAACAACCACAGCAATAGGAGGCTGACCAATGAACAACGTGATTAATTTAACGGAACTCAAGACCATGCTAGGCTTGGCTGACGATACCCGTGATGCGTTGCTCAACCTTATCATCAAAACCACCGTGCAAGCCTTGCGTTTTAAGCTTGCTCTTTCTAGTGCTGAGACGTTTCCAAGCGACTTGAGCTATATCGCTCTTGAAGTATGCGTCAAGCGTTTTAATCGGCTCAAAAACGAGGGCATGACGTCGTATTCGCAAGAAGGAGAATCGATCACGTTTAACAGCAACGATTTTGACGATTTCCAAAGTGATATTGACGCGTGGAAAGAACGCAACGGCAAAAATGCGCAGACACTTGGCCGAGGGTGCTTCTTCGACCCTTATAAAAAGCGAGGTGAGTAGCGATGAGGTTTGAGTCAACGGTAAAATTCTGGTCAGAATCAGCTGAGCATTACGTGCCGGGTGTAGGGTATGAGGGTGGTATAACGCTTGTCGCTACTACACCGGCAAACGTGACCGACGTAGGCACTAACCGCAGCGCCGAGGTGTTTGGCGACGTCAAGACCGCAAACAAAGTGATACGCTTGCTCAGCCCGGTCGCTTTCGAGTGGTCATATCTGACAATTGGTGATAGCAGCAAACACTACAAAGCGGTTACGTCGCGTGATTTGTCGCATGGTACAACACTGATAGTAGGTGATGTTAATGGGTAGGGTAACGATTGAATGGGTCGGCACAAAGAAGCTGCAGAAAATGCTTGAAGCAAGCGGTAAGAAAGCCGCAATCCGCAGGGCGGTACGTAAAAACACGATGCAGCTGCATGAACGGGCACTGTCAAATGAGCGTAAAGCCTACATTAAGGGATATTGGACGGGCAACACTGCCAGGCAAACCACCATGTCTATCATGGGGCTTGAGGGGCGAGTTACCGTCAACACCAACTATATCAACTACCTTGAAAACGGAACACGCTTTATGGCCAAGGAACCGGCAATCAAACCGGCTCTTGATGTTCAAAAGCGTCTGTTCAAAGCTGATCTAGAAAAGATTGTGGGGTGGCGTGAGAATGAGCCCTGAGCAAGAACTATATGACCGCTTTTTTGCTGAGTGCTTGAAACTGAGGCCTAAAAGCACGTTTGATTACTTACCAGGCGAAAAAGAGACGGTAGACTATCCGATAATTTGTGTGGGCAACGTCAGCACTCTCTCAAGTGCAACCAAATTGCGGATTGGTGGCACATACACGATTGATATCGACGTATGGGGCACACGCAAACAACGGATTGACGTAGCAGAATTGACGGACAAAATCTACAGTCTGATTAAGCCCGGCATTATCAAAACGGCAAACTACCAGTTCTATGCTTATTTCGGCAATCAGCAAAAGCAGCTAAGCATGGATACGAGCGTACCCAATACGGTTTACCACCGCGGGGCATTAACGCTTGAATTGAAACAATTCTAAATTGAAAGGATTTGATTAAACATGGCAAATGATTTGAAGATTTTGCAAGGTTTCGATGGTATCGTCATGGTGCGTGACCTTGCAAAAGCAAAAACGGAAGACGCTAAAATGGTGCCTTATCTGACATCAACGGATTTTGAGTTGTCACGCGACAGTGACTCGACCGCTACAAAGTCGGGCAACGTCGCTAAAGTAGGCGGTCTTGAAACGAGTTTTAGTTTTGAAACACTGGATAGTACGTCAGAAACACTTGATTTACTGCATAAGTCTTTGGTAGATAAGACAACGCTTGAATTTTGGTTTGTGAAACTTGGTATGCTCGGTACCGACGGCCAAAAAGTGTTTGCGCACTATATGCGCGGGCGTATTTCCAAGGACAGTGAATCGGGCGACCCGGATGATAACGGAACAAGAGAATTTGAAGTTGCGGTTGATGGTGAACCAAAGGATGGCTACACCAAGATTCCCGACGGCTTACGTGAGCAGATTAACTATATCTTCCAAGGCTTGCTCAAGAATGACGGCACAAATGGCGAAGATGGTTCGGGTGCTGCAGAATAGTTAAATAACAACATAACCGGCTATATCGTATAGCCGGCTTTTTTTGTAAAGGAATAGAAATGGAATGTAGGAGGAACAGAAATGGAATTAAAAATTAACGGTCATAATGTAGCTTTGATGTTTGGCATGGCTTTTGTACGTGAGCTCAATCGCTTGGCGGGAGTTGCGACAAAGGAAGGTATCAATTTAGGCATGGCTTTGCAGACAACAATCCCCAGCTTGATTGGCGCTGATCCGGTTGCGATTGCCAACGTCATTTATGCGGCAACTGCACACGTCAAGACCGGCAGACCAACGCAAGAAGATGTTGATGTTTATTTGGAAAACGAAGTAGAAGACTGGGACAAGCTTGCAGAAAAGCTTGTTGCGGAACTCGAAAAATCGAACGTAACAAAGCGCCCTTTACAAGCGATGAAAGCGGCGGCAGAAAATCAAGGCTGACGCCTGAGCAAGAATATTACGATATTCAGTTAAACTGCATAGCATATCTGGGCATTACTGATTTTGACGATATTGAACGCATGACCTTGCGTGAATATCAAATTAGAATGGAAGCCTATCAGCTGCAAGAGATAGCCACGCAACAACACCTATGGCAACTGGCATTTTATACGCGCGACGCCAAGTCGAATAACGGTAAGCGGTATAGATTCAAAGGCCCCGATGAAGTGTTTGATGTTGATAAGGCCATCGACAGTGTGCGCAGCCATTACGAAGATTGGTACACGTCAGACAGATTGGAGCGTATCAACGTGGCCAAGAAGATACAACAACGGCAGAAGGAATGGGAATTAAAACATAGAAAGGAGGACAAGCGATGACAGAAGTAGGTTTAACGGCCGTCTTGAGGGCATATGACAATGGCTTTAGTAAAGGGTTGAGCAATGCCCGAAAAGGATTGGAAGGGTTAACCGCCGCTACAAATCGCACCGGAATGAGCGCAATCAAATTCGGCGCCTTGTTTGGCGTTGCCAGCAAAGTTGCCAGCTCCGCTTTAGGTGTGGTCAAGGACAGTTTAGGCGGTGCGATCAGCCGATTTGACACGCTCAATAAATATCCCGTCGTTATGAAGGCGTTAGGATATAGTACACGTGACGTCGCCAAATCTTCAAAAATTCTTCAAAAAGGAATTGACGGGTTGCCGACCTCGCTTGACGAAATTACGGCCAGCGCTCAGCAACTGGGGCCGTTGACCGGTTCAGCCAAGAAAGCCGCTCAATCAGCCGTGGCACTCAACAATGCGTTTTTGGCAAGTGGCGCATCGACCGCAGACGCAAGCCGTGGTCTGACGCAGTACACGCAGATGTTATCGACGGGTAAGGTCGATTTGATGTCATATCGAACGCTGATGGAAACCATGCCGATTGCCTTGCGTAAGGTGGCCAACGCTTTTGGGTTTACGGGCAAATCAGCGGAGCAGGATCTTTATGCAGCTTTGAAAGACGGTTCAATCACGATCGACCAGTTAAACGATAAATTTATTGAGTTAAACGGGGCTCAAAACGGATTTGCGGAACTTGCACGCAAAAACAGTGCCGGAATCGGCACGTCGTTTGCTAATCTGAAAGCATCCGTCGTTAAAAACCTAGCTAATATGATTACCTATATTAATGACGGTTTCAGTAAAGCGGGTTTTGGTTCGATTGCTCAGCAACTTGACGGACTCAAATACACGATTAACGACGCATTCAAGGCAATTGGGCCTATCGTGTCAAAAGGAACTGAAGTGGCTTTACAGTATCTCAAACAAGAGCTGCCGACAATCAAAAAAGTATGCAACGATGTTAAAAATTCGCTCATGTCTTTCTTCCAATTCCTGGAAGACCACAAAGACGGTGTGAGAGCAACCGCCAAGGCCCTGTTGTATCTGTGGGTTGCAGTCAAAGCCGGCTCTACCACAATCAAGACGATAACTACTATCACATCGGGTTGGAAAAACTTCCTTAAAGTTATTTCCAAAATCGGTACGATTGCTGGAGTGGTAAGCGACGCGTTCAGCACGCTTGCAATCGGCGCTATGTACGTAGGCGACGCTATAACGGGCATTGCCAGCGCCATTGGTGCGGTCATTGCAGCGGCAAACCCGATTACGCTTGTTGTTGTCGCCATTGGTGCGGTAGTAGCTGCTTTGGTAGTCTTCTTTACCAAAACTAAGCTTGGCAAAAAACTATGGGGCGAGTTTACGGACTTTCTCAGCAACGCCTGGAGCAAACTTAAAGAGTTGGCATCGTCAGCATGGGATGCAATCACCGACAAGGTATCTCAGGCGGCCGATGCGGTTAAAAACGCTTGGGGCGGTGTTAAGGACTGGTTCAGTGGCATTTGGAGCGGTATCAAAGACACGGCCAGCTTAGCTGTTCAAGGCATAGAAGATGCGTGGAATGGCGTAAAGCAATGGTTTAGCGATTTGTGGCAATCGATTGTTGACGCGGTATCGCCATACTGGCAGTCATTCTTGACATCAATCCAGCCGGTGATTGACGCGTTCAAGAATTTGTGGGACGCGCTCAAAGAGTTCTTCCAAACTTTGTGGGACGCTATCACAAGTGCTGCTCAAGCCGTTTGGAATGGATTTGTGACTAACGTTGTAAATCCGGTTGTCGAGGGCGTCAAGTCGGCTTGGCAAGGCATTAGCGACTTTTTCAGCAGCTTATGGCAAACTATCACCGGCTTTGCGTCCACCGTCTGGAATGGTTTTGTAACAACCGTTGTAACGCCCGTTGTTGAGTTTTTTAAGTCTGTTTGGTCGGGTATTACCGACTTCTTCAGCAGTTTATGGCAAGGCATCGTTGACTTTGCGTCGGGAATTTGGAACGGGTTTGTCAGCACGGTAGTATCACCGGTTGTAGATGGTGTAAAGTCTGCATGGTCAGGCATCACCGATTGGTGGTCGGGTCTTTGGAATGGTATCAAAGATGTTGCATCCAATATCTGGAATGGCATCAAAACCGTAATTGGCATAGCCATCAATGCGGTTAAAACCGTTATTAGCAACGTGGCCAACGTTATCAAGACGCTTTGGAAAGATTTTTGGAACGGTATTAAAGTGATTGTATCCGGCGTATGGAACGCTATAATCACGATCGTATCTGCATGCATCAATGCGGTCGCAAAAATCATCAGGGCGATTACCAACGCTATCAAAGGCAACTGGAAAGCCGCATGGAATGACGTCAAATCGGCATTCAGCGGTATTTGGCGTTCTTTAAGCGGCGTCGTTTGTGGTGCTTTTGGCGGCGTCATAAGTGCCATCAGCAACGGCATGGGCAAGGCCATCAATGCAGTCAGAAGCAAGGCTAACTCGCTTTGGAGTGCCGGCAAGAACTTTGTCATGGGCTTTGTCAAAGGTATTAGAGGTGCGATTGGGAGTGCGGTTTCTGCCGCCGCTCACATGGCAAAATCAGCGCTTAAGGCGGCCAAGTCGGCATTGGGTATTCACTCCCCATCACGCGTCATGCGTGATCAGGTCGGCTACTATGCTGTTGCCGGCTTTGCAAATGGGTTGACTGATAACAAGAGTATGGTGGCCAAAGCAGCTCAAGCACTGGCAGATTGTGCGGTAGTCAAACCGGCTAGCGACTGGTCAGCGATGGCAACAGACGGCTTTAACACCGCATTTGCCCAAGCATACAGTGCAGATGTCAACATGCACAGCACAATCACCGTAGAAGTACCGGTAAACCTTGACGGCAAAACAATTGCCAAAGTTACGGCTCAACCGCTAGAAGACGAGCTCAACCGCAGACAAGCACGCAGTCAACGGTTATATGGCAATAGATAGGGGTGATGATTTTGTACGATTTTATCGATTTAAATAGTCACGATATGACAGGCGATGCATGGCTATCACCTGAAGCGATAACGGTGGACGGTGTAACGCTTGACCAGGCGATTCCGGAATTTACCACGCTGCAGGTCACGGGGCGTGAATTGGTCGGTTATAGCCTAACTACCGTGACAGTCGGCAATCAAGACGGTTCAACATTGCAGAAAAAGCGCAGAGAACCACGTAAAATCACGGTCAAATATCAGATTGACGCAGAAACACCGCAACGTTTTAGGGAAATTTACTACAAGCTCAATCAAATTCTGAGCGGAGAAAACAAAAAAATCAGTTTTGCTGATGATCCGGATAAATACTTCATCGGGACACTTTCCGATGTCGATACACCGGAGGGCGGCAGACTATCGGTCATTTCAAGTTTTGAATTTACGTGCTTTGACCCGTATGCTTACGCAAACAAAGAAGATGTTTTCGCGTTTGGCGATCAGACGACCACTCAGCAGATCAGCGTAGACATGGCTGACAAAGTAGCAGGCAAGACATCGCCCGTACCACATGCAATCTACAAGGGGCATGTGTTAGGAGATGGGGCAATCGAACCGCCCGGCTATTATACGCAAGAGCTAACTCAGCTTGAGTATGGCTATCTTGGCAGTTTGAACGGACGTTGCGCTTCGAGTGCTATAAAGAGTGAGTACGATAACTCACTGGGAAGCTTCCAATTGTACGCTACCGAAAGTGGAGGATTAGACAGTATCAAGATCGAGGGTGATAAGCTCAAAATCAAAGGTTGGCATGTGGATAACTCGTCAGCATGGCGCAAATACGCCTACATCATCGTCACTGATGAAGACAGTAAAAATCGTGAGTACAGTCGGCTTAAAGTTACGCTTACCGCTCGTCCGGATATTCAAAAGACGCACTCAAACATAGCCGGTAGTGGTACGTGTGGGTTTGAAGGCAGCTTGCCTTGGACTAATGACATGGCCAACAAGCGGTTGAGGGTGCGCCTGAGATACACCAATGACGCCGCCGGCAACGGAAATTATAATGACTGGTCAACGATTGTAAGACCGCAGAACCTATGGCGCTATCAAGTGCCGCATTTCGTGGCCAAGCTGAACGTAGTAGGCGCAGTCGAGCAAGCTCAACCCGGCTTTTTTGCCAAATATGGGATTGCCGGTGATGTTGAGCGCTTGAACTGGGTCAAAAATAACGTCAAATCGGCAAACGTCAAGATTTGGGGCTATGGCAACAACGGCTTTTATGCGCAAGCTTATAAACCCGCTGCTGGTTGGGCAGACGCGGTAAAACATACGCAAAACAAGTCAGCAATGCTCGAACTGGATTATCAGACGTCAGACGATTTGTTTAACTATGTAGACAGTAACGGCAATTTATATGTAGACATTTGCGGCAAATCAAGCACGGGCGAAACAGATATTTATTTGGACTATATCCAGTTAACCATGCTCATCGCAACACCCGTGACTAACGCTTTGAACGTGGTCAACGAAGGCACACAACCCGTGCCGGTACGCTTTGAGCTGACCAATCACGGGGAGAATGGATATATCTCAATCGCTAATGGTAAAACGGCATATCTGCTTGGCGATCCTGACGAAGTGGACGGCAAAACAACCGTTAAATCACAATGGATTGCGCAACGTGATGATAATCCTGACCACGGTCTCAAACAATGGACCATCAACGCGGGCGTACTCAACGATTGGAACGCAAATCCACTTCAGCAAGGCACTTTTGAAGACCCAGCCAAAATCAGAGAACATCGTTGGCGCTTGCGCAATGCGCAGGGTGGCGTAACTGCATGGGGTACGGGTCAAGACAGTACCGGAACAACCAAGGGGTGGCATGGACCATCAGCAAGCATTGTGTTCCCGGCTGATAGTAACATCAAGAATTTTACGGCTCATTTCTACACGCAATTCTTGTTTGGAAACATGGCCATGCACGGTTTGCAGCAATTCAACATTTGGGACGTCAACCGCAATTTGCTGGTGTCAATCCAACTTTGGAAGTGGCTTAACTGTCATGCATCCCTCAAGATCCGCGTGGGCGATCATTGGATTTTAACTGATGAGAACAACGCCAAGTGGGATAACTTCTTCGGCCAAATCAACGTTCAAAGAATTGGAAATACGTATACCATTACGCTTGAATCAATCGAAGGAAGCAACCGCAACAAGCAGGTAATCAGCTACACTGATACGGTATCGAGCGCAAAATTAGCGGGCGGAATGACTTACTGGAAAGCGATTTTCCAAGATAACGCCCCTAAGGGTATGTGGAATGATTTGTATGATTTTTGGATTAGAAAAGACAACGTAGAAACGTATACTAATATTCCAAACATCTTAAAAGAAGGCGATAAGCTGGTTATTACCGGAGATAATGGCAAAGTGACCACAAAACTTAACGGCGGATCAGCATTGAAATACCAGGACATCGGCAGTCAGCCTATCATGGTCAATCCGGGCAATAACCACATTACTTTTGCCTACTCAAATTTTGCCGACCGGCCGGACGTGACCGCTTATATCAGGCGAAAATATCTATAGAAAAGGAGCGATAAGACGTGCAAATTTATGTTTTAAATCGGGCAAGAGAAACGCTAGCCACCACCAGCGGTATTTATGACGATAAACACACGCTCACGCTTGACGCAGGATCGAGTTCGTATGAGTTTAAGATTGATAAAGCAGACGAGGCAAGCCAGTGCATGGATAGCGGCAACTACATTGTGCTGCAGGACGATGACGGCAAGACGTGGCTTTTTACCATATTAGATTACGAAGAAACACAGTATACAAAGACAGTGTATGCAGAAGATGCCGGCATCGAGCTGCTTAACAAAGCGTGCGACATCTGGAAAAGCAACGGTCCGCACAGCTTTGAATACTACTTTAATCTTGTGACGAGTGGCACACCGTGGAAGTTAGGTGTCAATCAGCTGGCTGGCCTTGAACGCACGTTAAAATACGAAGGCAGAGATACTGGACTAGGCCGGTTGCTTTCGATTCTGAAAGGTTTTGACAATGCTGAATGCACTTTTGATGTCGCGGTTAAGATGAATGCTCCGTGCGATTTTAAAATCAACGTGTATAAGCAGGTCGGCAGCGACCGGTCAGACGTCCAGATGGTGTATAACCATGAACTGGACGATATCGTAAAAAAAGAATCAAGAGCCGAGTTTGTCACGGCTTTATGTGGGGTAGGCGGAACAGTAACACCGCCTGAGGGGCAGGAAGCGACAGAACAAGAAAACATCGATTTTGCCGATTTGGAATATAACCACGATGGCTTAGTCACAACTAAAGGCGATAAATTTTTACGTGCCGTTGACGCCAACAAACGTTTTAATCCCGGTCAAACAACATATATAGAAACGTTTTATGAGTACGACACACAATCGGCCAGTGAACTGCTGAACCGTACTATTACACGGCTCAAGACGTACAGTGAACCGCAATACACGTATACGGCAGATGTTAAAGTTATCGACAGTACGCTTAAAATCGGCGATACGGTAACAATCATCGACCATGACTACAATCCGGCTTTGTATCTGTCGGCACGAGTGGCCAAACTGGAAAAATCGTATACTGACCCGTCGCAAAATACGATTGAGTTTTGTAACTACAAGCTTTTATCAAGCCGCTTGACTGACAAACTGGCAAGATTGCAGACGATCGTCAACAAGATGCCGAGCGCAAGCCAAGTGGGCAAACTGGAAAGCAACGTATCCAGCCTGTCGAGCAAAACAGACGAGTTGGCATCGCAGATCACGTCTGCCAACGGCAAAAACACCAATTTTTACGGTAAGACAGAGCCGGAAAACCCTAAAAATGGCGACCTTTGGTATAAAAAACTTGAAAATGGCGAGGTCGAAATGTATCAGTATCAGGACGGTGTATGGCAACTGCTGGCATCGACTGCAGACTTATCCACAGTGCAAACCGAGCTTGACCAGGCTAAGTCTGACATGGAACAAGCCAAAACGGACGCTCAAACCGCATATGACGAGGCAATCAAGGCTACCAACACTGCAAACGGAGCCAAAGCGCAGACTGACGAAGCACTTGAGCAAGCCAAACAGGCAAACGATAGCTACACAACTTTAGCCAAAGAAGTAGCCGACAACAAAACGAGCGTGGACACTGACATAACCGATATACGTAAGGCAATCGACGCCAACAAGGCAAGTGCCGATGCTGACTGGAAACAGGCACAAGAAGATTATGCGTCGGTCAGTGACAAGCTGACGGAAACGAGCAAAACCGTAACCGATATCAAGACAAGTGTTAACGGCATCAAAACAACTGTGGCCGACAACACCGGCAAGATCTCCACCATGAGTCAGACAGTGGACGGCGTGAAGACGTCGGTAGCCAACGCACAAGGGGACATCGCAACCATCAAGACCGACGTTTCCGGAACAAAACAGACCGTGGCCAACGCACAAGAAGACATCACGTCAATCAAGACATCGGTCAGCGGTGTACAGACTGACATTACCAACGCCAAGAAGGATATAACATCGGTCAAGACAGACATCAGCGGTGTCAAGACAAGCGTAAGCAACGTGCAGGGCGACGTGACATCGCTCAAGACCACGGTCAGCGGCGTTCAGACGGACGTCAAGAACGCCAAAGGCGACATCACATCAATTAAAACCGACGTGAGCGGTGTCAAGACCACCATAGCCGACCATACGGGGAAGATAACGCAACTGACCACCGACGTTAACGGGGTTAAGTCAAGCGTATCAAGCAAGGTTGATAAAACGACGTACCAGTCATATGTCACTCAAACGGACAAGGCACTGTCCGCCAAACTGACGGCAAGCGACCTAAGGGGATATGCTAAGACAGCAGACGTCAAGCAGACAACAGACGGGTTGTCCGCAAGCATAACCAAGGTACAAGGTGACTTACGCGGCCTACAAATCGGTGGGGCAAACTTACTGGACAATAGCTCAATGGAAAGCACAAGATTTGGAGACCACACATATAGCCTCATGACGTGCAAGGACGGTTGGACACTGCTTACGTCTTCGTCAGCAGCATCGGGTCGTCGAGCCTGGTACTATATTCTTCCCGTC